TCAGAGCCTTTTCATGCATCCCATGACCTCGAAAATCGCAATTATCATTGCTTTCGGAAGTTCCTGTACACCGTATTCCGGAGACTTGTTTGTCGGTATGAGCGTGTAGTTGTCGGGATTGTCCGACGGACCTATGCGCTTGACCGTACGCATGTCGTTTTTCGTTACTATGGCGTATATCTCACCGTAAGGTATGAATGAGAAGTCCTCTATGCGGCGAAGGGCTATTATGTCGCCGCTGTTTATCTCCGGCTCCATCGAGTGACCGGTGATGTTGCACCAGCACGTAGCCTTCTCGTACGGCTTGAACTGGATGTAATACTCCGGATTTATCGTCTGGTCGTTGAATATCATGTCGAAGCCGCCGAGAAAATCGACATTATAATATGGTGTGCCGCTGTTGAGACTGATGACGGGTTGGGTTGTGTCTTCGCAATCGTCAACAAACCAAACATCGGACACGCCGAATTTATTTTTTATGGCTTTTTTTATAGCCACAGATACAGACGGATACTTGTTGTTTCTTGTATCAGGTTTAAATATTCTATCAAAACTCTGCTGTGAAACACCAATACAATCTGCGAAAGCGGAAACATTTCCTCCATTCTCTTTTATGACCAATTCATAAATTTTTCTGTTGGTCAAAGGCATTTCAGAGGTGTTTAATAATAATTTTCCCATAAATTTTGTATGTTTTTACAAACAAAGTTTGTATCTTTGCGCCGTAACAGTGCAGATGTTACGTACAAAGCGATTAAACTTTCCTCATTTGAGGGTTTATATATCAAGCCTCGTAATTGCTGCACCAGTTACGGGGCTTTTTTATAAGCAATCGGTTCTATCAGTGCCAACCGTGCCGACCTCCTCAGACAGCGGCGAGACAAAATGGCTCTTGTGTAAGGCAGTCCTGCCGTGAAAAATTCCTGCTCTGTCTCGCCACCGACAACAGGAGACTCACAGAAAAGAACGCGGCACTCGATGAGGGCGAGGGTCTGTCTGCACCAGTCCGACGGCAAGCCACCACCGACGGGCTTAACTCCACCTCTTTTTATATAGAGGTGAGGGAGAAGGGTGGCATATTCATAATTATACTCAAATAATAATTTAAATCATATTTGTATGGATAATTACAACAAATGGCTGCTTGTCGTTGCAAACATCCCATGTCTTTTCGTTTTAATTGGTGCATTAACCAAGTCTATCGTAACGGGACATCCCGGCTATTTCTTAGTTGCATTATTTGGCGTAACGGTATTGGTGTTCGTTGAGCTTGCTGCCATATTTCGTATTTTCTGAATGTAGCTTATTAGGCTTATAGCCTCGTCTGTTCCTGTCTTAGCGAGGATTTTGCAATATACAGCCGCTTTTTCCTCGCTTACTTTTATAGGCGGGTCTAAATTTCTTATGGCCGTTATGAAAGACAAGATGCCTGCTGCCGGATTTTCAATTTCCGGGAAGTCGCCCGATTTCGCAATATTGGCTTCGTTTAGTGCGTCCATGAGTAATTCAAGGGCGTTTTGATAGTCTTGATTGACGAAATGTGTGTTGACGGCGTTGATTTGGTAGACGGTGGCTTGCACATTGTGGTCGTAACTTACCATTCTGTCTTTCAAATGCTTCGTAATGTCAGCTTTCAGCCTGTCGTTCTCTTCCTTTACCTGGCCAAGAAGCCTTGCGTTTTTATCGTCAATCTTAGACAAAAGAGAAAACGTATGGAATATCTGTGCAATGACGAATGCGGCAATGGCCATAGAGATAAAAGATGACGCGAAGTCGAGCAGTGACCATGTTACGGGCTGATAATTGCAAAGCCAAACCAACAAGGTAACAATGCTTGCCAAAATAGATGCAATGCTAAGCCCCACCGCCCAATTGCATCTGTATTTTATTTCCTTCTCCATACTTACTTAATTATAATCAATTAAAAATATCTCAAGTGTTAAAATTGAGAGTCATAACAAACAAAGTATGTATTTTATTTTTATAAAACAAACAATGTTTGTACATTTGCATTCGTAAATCAACGTTATACCGCAAAGATAATAATTAAATATGACAACACAAGTAATTTACAAGAAAACATTGTCTATAAATGACACGCTGCTTTCGATAAAGCCGGGTACGGAGGCGAGGTTCAAGTACAGCGACATGGCAGTACAGTCGACGAGGGGCGTTGTGTCGAGACTGAACAAGAAAGGCTACAGCTTCCGTCTGTCGGCGATAAGCGGCAACGACTATTTCACGGTAAGGAGGGAGTTATGAACATCAGGGAGCTGTTGGATAGCGGACAGAACGTGATTATAGCGGTCACTCCGGCAGACCTGAAGGAGTTCGCGCTGTCCGTAGCCGAGGAGGTGAGGGGAGCTATGGAGTCCTCCGAGCCGTCAGACGCGAGACTGACATTGAGGGAGGCTGCCTCCATGCTCGGTGTGACAACGGGCACGTTATGGCGGTGGCGTAAGACCGGCTATCTTGTGCCTGACGGCTATATAGGTCATAAGCCGTACTATATGGAAAGTCGTATAAAAAAGAAAGGATTCTGAGTGAACCAATGGGAATACATACGGGCTAAGGCGCGGTTGAGGGAACAGAACCAGCAACTGCTCGATGAGAGGGATGACCTTGTATGCCTGCCGCATACCGTCATGCGTGAGCTTGCCGAATTTCTGACCGGAAGATATAACAGGATCGTGGTATGCACCGTGATGATGTACTTCTATGCGCCCGATGCCATATCAGGTTATAAGATGAGCAACAACGTGCGCGACAGGCTGGCTAAGGCGATGCGGTGTAATCCCGGGTACATCACACGAAAACGTGATGTGGTGCTGTTCCTTTATGATCATGATAAAAAGTTCCATAAAGAGGTGGACGATGCAATAGACAAATCAATAGATTTCGTCAACAATATTTTGTAAGAATCAGGCACGGCGGTGCCAAGAAGTATTTCCATAAACTAAAGTTAAAACATCATGCGTATGCCGCCCGTGAGGGTGGCATGCCTGAGCCGCCGGACAGTAAGGCCGTCATTACGCTTCGAGCGCGTCGGCGGCGCAACGTGACAGGACGTTCTTTGACATATTGATATACGAAAGTAGAAGCCACGGACGAGACGGCAATCCATGACCCCGTGGCGAGGACTACGAGTAGGGCTGGAATAAAAAATGAGGCGAGAACACCGCCTCTTTAAAATATAATCAAGATTGTCGCCTGTCTTATACGGTGACAAGCGTGCGGTATGTAAAACTCCGCACGTCGGTTTGAACGAACAATTCAGTCTTGGCTAAATGCTACGAAATGAGTCCGTCCCTGTTATTTTGTTAGGGGAAAGGTTATAAAGGGTGCGGTGTGGGCGACCGCTTCGGCTGACGCTATGTACTGTAATATATGAATATCCCCGCGCTGTGCGCTATGGCACTGCTCCCGAAGAGGGCGCGGGGAACTGATTGATAAACTATAATAATATACAATTATGAAAAAAGTAAAGATAGAGTTCAACTACCCCGAAACGGGTGTATACGACACCTCATTTTCGCTGACAATAGACAATATGAGTATCGAGTCAGCGGAAGAACTTGTAAGACTCCCTGAGTTAATAAAAATGCATTATAAAGAGTATAAGGCACTTATGTCCGGTGTGCATCTTCCGTCCCGTCAAAGTCTGTCAGATACTCAATGAAGAAATCTATATAATATTTGATTTTGTTTTTTATATATTTATGTTGACTTGGTCTATCTGTGCTTAGGCATTCATCCCTTAATTCACCGACTTCTTTATTTAGAGGCATACCGCTATCATAAGAATATACTAAATGTATAAAATGAAGCATAATGTCTTTTGCTTTATATAGGGGGTCATCATAGAAGGTGGATTCATAATCGAAACCTTGTGTATAATCAGACTTGATATTGTCAAAGGCTTCATCAAGGGATTCCTTCAGCATTTTGGCTTTTTCGACATACCATTTATTATCTTTCATATTCTATTGACTTTAGATGTGACGGTTACAAAGGTAATGAAAATACAGCACGCGACAAAATTTTGATTTTAGATGTGACAGTTTTTAATCATGCGGCGTGCATTTCCCGTGAAGATACGCCTTCCATGCCCGGTTGAACTTACCGGGACGGGAACTAACCAATCAGCAATCTTTTAAGCTTTTCCAATGAAAGAGAATAGCTATCATCCGCAGTATTCCGGAGATGACGGAAAAGAGCGTCAAGCGACGACCAGCGTCGCATGTCCCCGAAATGAAGGATTATCTTCCACAGACATGGATTCTTCTGAAAGAGAGGCAGCATCGTCGTTGATAGATTTGAGTAAATTCCCCGTTGGTACAAAGGTTGTCCGAGTTTATCCAGATTTTGTTTTAGATATTCCCGACAGTTACTTTGAACGGTGCCGAGGTTTGCATTGCGGCAGCTCACAATCCAATCCTTTACGTGGTTATCTATCCGAAGAACACCGCAAAGAGCAATTAGCCTATCTAAATGGCAGATTGCCGACAAATCGCAAATAGTCTCTTCGAACCACATCAAGCCGGTAACATTACCTGACGTGTTCCCGTTTATGAGGTGATGGCAGTATTCATGGGCAAATTGATATACCCATCGCCACAAGTCATCTCCTTTCACATGCAGGCATATGCGGTGTCCGGCTTCCCCCATACTGTAAATCTCAGGATGCCCGTCCTGATAACATATGATGCAATTGCTTGTGGTAAAAACTTGGGTGCCTATCCAACTGGAAAAGTCTATTTGTACTTGTTGCAGCAGCCTATGTACAATATGTTTATTATACGTTCCAAATTTGGGGTCTTCGGCTACGTAAATGTTGTCGGATATTCTGTTTGCTTTCATAAGTTTTATTTGGCACAGCAAAGATACTAATAAATTGCACACACATATGTTTTGAACAAGGTTTTATTTGGCGATTTAATCTCAGTGTGTGCAAATTCCCGTACCCTTTTGTGAGGGTTGTAAGCGTCCACACCGGAACACGCACGGGAACAATACATATGCTCATATGCAAAGTTTTAGTTTGTAAGACAGAGAGTCCGGAGGGACTCACGATTTCTTTACATCCTTGTCGCGAGGCAAGATGTATTCATGTCTATTTTTACTCATATCATACCAGTCTGCTTTGCCGTGAGGCACGGCAGATTTCATGAAAATAGCAAAACCTACATATATATGAACAAATCCGTGGTTCCAATTGCATGCGTGGCGTCAGGCACTGTCCACGCGCTGCTTAGCGGTGACGTCACAGCACTCGCCGTGTCACTCATATTCCTTACATTCACCTCATGGCGTGGCATGTACCGCGCGTGGCTGCGTATGACACAGTCCTCCGGGAAAGGAGGCGCGCGATGAGCTCCAACGTCCCGGCAGGCGCAGACTTCTGCCCTTACGCGCCATGGAACATGCCCGAGGCGGAGGAACGCGAGTGCGACGTCACGGTGACATACATCGACGACACAGGCGGAGACGCCACGCGCGGCGTAACAGTCCGGGCATACGGAGAGGATGACATCCCGCGTGCCGTGTGTGACGCGCTCGGAGTCGAGCCGTGCCGGATTCTTGACATCAGGCTTCCTTTCAACAGACGCGTGATGTTTTAATTAGCACAGAACATACAAACCAACCAGAATACAATTTTATGAACAACACTACAACGGCAACGGGAGCCACAGCCGCTCCCGCACAGAAACATTCAAGCATCCAGTCGCTTATGAACAGCCCGGCTGTAATGGCAAAGATAAGCAAGTGTCTCGGAACGGAGAAGAAAGCCGCCGCTTTCGCCAGCTCGGTAATATCGATAGCGACAGGCAGCGCGCAGCTGCGTGACTGCAATCCCACCACCATATTGGGAGCGGCTATGGTAGCCGCGACACTTGACCTTCCGATTGTGCCCACGCTCGGCATGGCATATATCGTCCCTTATAAAGGGCAGTGCCAGTTCCAGATAGGCTACAAGGGGCTTATAGAGCTTGCCGAGCGCAGCGGAGTCTTCAGGAACATAATTGATGAAGTTGTGTATGAAGGACAGCTCGTGAAGAAGAACAAGTTTACAGGAGAATACGTCTTTGACGAGGACGCGAAGAAGTCCGATACTGTAATCGGCTACATGGCACGCTTCGACCTTACCAACGGCTTCTCCAAGACCATCTACTGGAGCAAGGAAGAGGTGGAGAGGCATGCCAGGAGATTCTCACAGGCTTACAGCAAGGGGTACAGCACCCCATGGTCGACAGACTATGATACAATGGCGAGAAAGACAGTCCTGAAAGCCCTCTTCGCGAAATATGCGCCCAAGAGCATATCGTATGCCCTGCAGACGGCAATCACTTTCGACCAGTCAGTCAGCGCACCGAAACATACCGACAATATCTCAGAGGACGTGCTCGAGCTGAACTCTTTCGACGTGGTCTATGCCGACAACGACAGCAACGATGTCGCCGTGGAGGCAAGACAGGAGGCTGTACAGGAGCAGAAGAGGGCTGTCAGGGCAAAGAAGGATGAAACACCGAAACTGTTATGAACAGATACGCCGCATACAGCCGTGAGCAGATAGAAGAGCTGCAGTCCCATTACCTCATTGACTCGTGGTCGTACTCTAAGGTGGCGACATTCGCGCGCAACGAGAAATCCTTTGAGAAGCAGTATGTCTACTACGACAAGGAGAAGCGCAGCGTCTCGTCCATAGCGGGCAACGCCTACCACGAATCATTGAGGCTGTACTTCACAACCTTGAAGCAGGGCGGCACGGAGATTTCCTTGCCCGAGCTGGAGGAGTCAGCCTTCTCTTACATAGACAATGTTCCGGCGAACGAGTGGAAGCCGTCAAAGACATGTCCCACGGTAGAGGAGTGCCGTATCAAGGCATTCAAGTCCGTATCGTCATTGCTGCGCAATTTCTACGGTGAGCGCACGGTCTATACTGATTCCATCGGAGAAGTTCTCGGTGTGGAGCTTTCCTGCCGCGAGTTCCTTACGGTCAACGGTGTGGATATACCGTTGCCGTGCAATGCGGTAATAGACCTTGTGTTCCGACATAAGGACGGACGTGTGATAATAGTGGACCACAAGACGCGCTCACGCTATACGGATGAGGAGGAGGTCGCCTTCACTTGCGGCAAGCAGGCGGTGACTTATCTTCTCGCCTACGAGGCTAAGGAGGGCATTACTGCGGATGAGGTATGGTTCGTTGAGAACAAGGAAAGCGTGAACAAGAACGGCTCTCCGCAACTCGCAAGACAGGTCATGACTATGGATACGGACAGCCGCCGCCTTTATGAGGCGTTGCTTTACGAGCCGCTCCGCCGTATGGTGGAGGCTGTGTCCGACCCGGACTATGTGTTTGTCGCCAACGACACGGACAGCCTTTGCGACCGTGGCGCGCTGTTCAGCTTCTGGGCAAAGACCATGATAGCCGAGGTGTCAGACTTCGACATACCCGAGAATAAGAAAGAACTTATCACAAGACGCCAGCGCAAGATACGCGACGCGTCCCTTGCCGTGATAAGCCCCAAGACAATAAGCCTTTTCAAGAAAAAGGCGGCATCATTCATACAATATGATTTAACAGATACAGATATGAGCAATCCGGAAAAGATAGAGCATGTGCTGCGTACGTTCGGCATACTCACGCAGGTGGCTCACGAGATGCAGGGGCATTCCTCGTGCACCTATCTGCTTGAGGCGAGCGCGGGAGTGAAAATCAGCCAGATTTCGAAATACAGGCTCGATATAGCCAATGCCCTCAATGTGCCATCAGTGAGAATAGGTGACAACCTCGTGGTTTACGAGGGCAAGTCATACCTTCCCGTCGAGGCTCCGGTAAAGGGCGGAGGCATCCTGTATTGGGACGTGAAATACCTTGAGGACAAGAACCGCATACCTCTCGGTGTGGACAATTTCGGAAATGTGATATGTTGGGACATCCACAATCATGCCACACCGCACATGCTTATATGCGGAGCCACAGGCAGCGGAAAATCCGTAAGTATAATAAGTACTGTCGAATACGCCCTTGAGGCAGGCATTAATGACATAACGATATTCGACCCGAAATACGAGTTCTGCGGTTACGCCTCGCGTCCCGGAGTCAAGGTCTACAATGAGATAGAGGACATAGAGGAGCAGATGCGGCTATGCGTCGAAGACATGCAGAGCCGTGCAAGAACCGGAGTCCATCAGCTTAAACTGATAGTGTTCGACGAGTTCGCGGATGCGGTGGCGTCGGCAAAGTCGGGTGTGGAGCTTGACATAAAGGAAATGGTCGAGGTAGGGCAGCGGAAAGGGGATTTCGGCATGCTTGTCCCAAAAATGGAACTGAGGACGACAGGAAGGCTCAAATCGCTCGAGGAGAACCTGAAAATGCTGTTGCAGAAGGGACGCTCGCTCGGCTTCCGCATAATCGCCGCGACGCAGCGTGCGTCCGCCAATGTCATAACAGGTGACGCGAAGGTGAACTTCCCTGTGCTTGTATGCTTCCGCGTGCCTAAAGAGATAGACTCAAAAGTGGTACTCGACGAACCAGGGGCTGAGACATTGAACGGCAAGGGCGACGGACTGATAAAAAGTCCCGAATACTTCGGACTTGTACGTTTCCAAGGATTTTATAAACCAAACCCATAAATATGGCAAACACGATAACAGGACGTGTCTGCAAGATAACGTCCGAACAGCAGATAACGGGCAAGTCGGGCAAGACGTTCACCAAGCGCACGCTTGTCCTCGACGCCTCGCGCTATGACCAGTATACAGGCGAGAAGAAATTCGACAACTATCCGAGTGTAGAGTTTTCAGGAGAGCTTATGAAAACCCTTGACAGCTTTAAGGAAGGCGATATGGTCGTGGTGTCGTTCGACATCAACGGCAGGGAGGTGAATGACGCGCAGACCGGAGATGTCAGGTATTTCAACTCGATACGCGGCTATAGGATAGAGCGTTACGGGAACAGTGAGCGCACACAGGCACAGAGTACAGACAACGACCCGCAGGATTCCCTGCATGAGCAAGGGGATGCGGAAGGACAATTACCATTTTAAAATCAACAACATCATGTATTACGAAATTACAGACCGTGTGACCCGCATGAAAGATGACGGCACGGAAAAAGAGACAAATGAACGCTATATCACGGACTGCCTTACATTCGCGGAGGCTGAGCGGAAAGGGATGGAGATGTATTCCGATTACAATCTTGACGGTGACGTTGTGGCTATAAGACGTTCAAACATACGTGAAATCGTCAATGAGAATGAAGAAAAGGAATATTACTTCAGGGCAACAATAGCAGACATCTCCGTTGACGAGCATGGAAATGAGAAAGAGCTTAAATATTATGTGCTCATCCGTGCCGACGACCTCTCCGAGGCTACTGCCAAGGCAAACGAATACATGCGTCAGGGCTTGCAGGATATGCGTCTTGACGGCATCGTAAAGACAAGAATACTTGAACTCTTAAAATGACGACTATGACACTGCAAGAAATCACCGAAACCATAAAGAAATGGCAGGAAGAAACTGGCAGCATATTTATCTTCCTTGCAAAAGATAACACGTCACCTGACGGCAAGAATATGATGTCCGCTTGCGTACGTAAAGGCATTGATTTGTCATCCCTTATTGCTTCCGCCATGTCGGAGGACACCGATATTGAAAGAATCGTCAAAATGGCGTTAACTGGATATGTTCTTTACAACGCAACCAAACATTCATGCGGTTCGACGAACTGAAACGCCTATACACCGCGCCACGCACATACCGACCGCAGCATCACCACGAGGACAGCTTGCAGAAGGCGTGCGTGGCGTGGTTCGACTACACGCACAAGGACATAAGCCTTTACCTGCACCACTCGCCCAACGGCGGCTTCCGCAACGCGAGCGAGGCGGCGAAATTCAAGGCGATGGGCGTGCGTGCCGGTTTCCCTGACCTCGTGCTGCTCGTGCCGAGAGGAAAATGTCCGTTCCTTGCCATAGAATTGAAATACGGCAGGAACGGACAGTCAGAGCGGCAGAAAGCCTACCAGGAGGCTCTGGAGGCAATCGGGGCGAGGTACGTGGTAGTGAGGACTCTGATAGAGTTCCGTAAAACAGTTGAGGACTATTTGGAATGACATGATGGACAAAGGATATATAACACTGAGCCGTCGTTTCTTCGCAAGCGAGATATGGAGGACGACCCGGGCTTTTAACGAGAGCGAAGCGTGGCTCGACTTGATACAGTCGGCACGATTTGAGCCATCGGCGATAACATCGCGCATCGGGTGCTACGAAGTTACGTGGACGAGGGGACAATATCCTGCATCCGTAAAGTTCCTCACAAAGAAATGGGGACGTTCCGAAAGGTGGGTGAAATCGTTTCTCGGAAAACTTCGCCGCGCCAAGATGATAACCACTGACGCGGCGCAGGGGACTACCGTCATAACGCTTGTAAATTTTGACAGATACAACCCTATGCCAAGCCTGCCAGAAGAGGGCGGGCGACCTAACCCTGTGACCCAACTAAGCGAACTGACAGACAGTGGGTTACGTGGAATTGCGTCTAACCCCCTGACCCAACCCCGTCCAACCCCCGACCTACAAAAAAAAGAAAGATATAATATGCTTGAAGATAATAATGCGCGTATGCGTGTGCGCGAGGAAAGCTACGCCGATGAAGTCATGTCGTCACCCCAATGGATTGAGGACATGCAAAGGCTCTACAGAATACCTCCCGACATGCTCCGAGCCAAGTGCGACGAGTTCATGCTCGATTGCAGGTGCTACGGGCATACGCACGACAACGCTGACGACTTCAAGCGGCATTTCAACAACTGGCTGCGCGGCAGGCGTGACAGGGATTTAAAAAAACAGAAAGATGCAGACAATACCAAAGGACATGAAGATAGACGTCGCGGCTATGAAATCGCGGCTTCTGATGAGAAGGACTACTGCTCCACGTTTTAAGCTGGACGTCACCACGCGGCAGGCATATGACCTGATTACGGCGGCGTATTCAGCCGAAGTGGAGGCACGTAACGGAAAGTTCATCCTTGATGAGCATACAAAAACGCACGTGTGGTATGCGGCTAAGGCTCTGACCACGACGGACAAGTTCGGCATAGCCTTCTGCGGCGAGGTGGGCAACGGCAAGACGACGCTAATGTCGGCAATATGCAACCTCACGTCATACCTCATGGGCAATGAGGACAGACACTTCAGGAAAATCAAGGCGACAGATATTGCGACGGTTTATGCAAACCGCAGTGATTTCAAGATTCTGTGCAACGATGAGTTCCTTGCCATTGATGACATCGGCTGCGAACCGGCGGAAGTTATGTCGTACGGAAACATACTCACACCAACGGTGGAATTGCTTATGGCACGCTACGACATGCAGCTGTACACGATGTTCACCACCAACATCATGCCGAAGAAGATAAAGGACCGTTACGGAGAACGGATAGCGGACAGGCTGCGTGAGATGATGTATATTATACCGTTTACAAATCAGACGTACCGCCTATGAAGGAAAGTGAAATACGGAAGCTCCGTTCTTTCATGACACATGCGGAGAGTGTCTTTTCCGCATTGTCGAAATACAATACGTGTGACCTTGTCTCCATATTGGGGCTGCGTGCCTATAATGCATGGCGTATAGCACGCTACAAGGAACTGCCGCAAGTGCGCGGATGTCTCAAAAAGAAACAAGAACATGAAAGACTTAACACAAAACCTATTGAAGGCGATGATTAATACACACGCATCATTATTCAGCGGCATTGGCGGGGCGGAGCTTGCCGCGACGTGGATGGGCTGGCAAAACCTCTTCCACTGTGAGATACAGGAATTTCCGCGCCGCGTGCTTGAATACTGGTACCCTAATTCGATAAGTTATGAAGACATCACAAAGACAGACTTCACACCGTGGCAAGGTAAGGTTGACGTGCTCACCGCAGGATTCCCGTGTTTCGTAGCTGGAACGCCCGTCTTGACAAGGCGTGGCTTCGTTCCGATTGATGAAGTCAAAGTTGGTGATGAGGTGCTTACGACCGATAAGACTTACCACCCCGTTGAGTGTACTATGCACCACCATGCGGACAAGATAGTCTACATGAGGGCGCAAGGTATGTACGAGGAATTAAAATGCACGCCCAATCATCCGTTCTTTATCAGGCGGAAGGAAAGGTATTACGAGAAAAGCGTAGGGAAGATACGGCATCTTGCTGCTGGGTACGTGAAAGCGTCCGAAATAAGAAAAGGCGACAAGGTCGGCTATCCTGTATTTGAAGGTAACGACACCTCGCACACCAAGGCGTTTTGGAAACTTGTAGGCACATGGCTGGCCGACGGATGGATACAAGATTCCCTGCGGAGTGGTAGGGTGAATGGTCGGAACCACAAGGTTGTCATCTGTTGTGGCAAGAAGAACATCGCGAGGCTTCACCACATAATCCAAGCCGCAGGTTACAAATATACGCTATCGGAGGACAAATCCACATACCGTTGCATCATCTGCGACAAGTGGCTGTGCGATTTTCTGCATGATTTTGGCAGGTATGCTTATGGCAAGCATTTGTCTCCCCAATGTTTCATTCTTGACAGGGAACGTAAGAAGGCGTTGCTTGAAGGATGGTTTGTCGACGGCTACAAAAAAGCCAATGGTGCGCAATGTATTACCACTGTCAGCGAAAGGCTGGCACAGGACATGGCGCAGATAGCGCGTGACGCTTATTTGTGTCCTGTAAGTATAAGTAAAAAGACCTGTAAACGCATTTGTCTGATTGAAGGGCGTGAAGTGAACGAACGACCTCAATATTGCGTAACAATATCCAATAACTGTCGTTACGGCTTTTATGAGGACGGCTTTGTCTGGTGCAATGTGAAATCCATTCATCAAGAACAAGAAGTCAACGAAGTTTTTAATTTGTCAGTAAATGAAGAACATTCATACAATGTATACGGAATCGCAGTCCACAACTGCCAGCCTTTCAGCTGTGCAGGACAGCGGAAGGGAGCGGATGATGACCGTTACCTCTGGCCTGAAATGTTACGGGCAATACGGGAGATACAGCCCTCTTGGGTCGTTGGTGAGAACGTTGCTGGGCTTCTCTCGATGGTACAGCCCGGTGAGGAGACTGAAATGGGACGCACAGATGATTTATTCGAGGAGAATTACATATACCGAAAAGAGCAGCGGTTCACCCTCGACGAAATCTGCGAGGGTCTTGAGCGTGCGGGATATGCCGTCCAGCCGTTTGTTATTCCGGCTTGTGCCGTCGGAGCGCCCCACAGGAGGGACAGGATTTGGATTGCTGCCCACCGCAATGACGCAGGGCTTGAAAAGGTCGGGCGAGAACGGCAGGACGGAGTTCTATCCGCTGGAGCTTCTTCCTACGCCGAACGCTGCGGAGGGCAAGAAATACACGACGAAATACAACCCCGACAGCCAAATGGGCAAGGGACTTACGGCAATGGCCTTGAGCAACTTGCTGCCGACACCGACGGCACGCGACTGGAAAGGGGCGCAAGGACGGGCCTACAAGGGCGAGAATATGGATTTGCCGATGCAAGTCTGCCCGCCGACCGATGGCGCGGTTTCCCGACTCAATCCCCTGTTTGTACAGGAGATGATGGGATTCCCGGCAGACTGGCTGGTATCACCTTTCCTAAGTGGAGGGCGGAAACCATAAAGGCTTTGGGCAACTCATGGGTGCCAGCTGTGGCATACGAGATATTCCGCGCGATAGCGCAAGTAGAAAACGAAAACCAGGAATCAATATGAAAATCACAATTTATTGGGCAACGGAGAACGCCCGCATAATAGACAATATCCGGCAGCGGTTCGGCATCGTAGAAGGCATGACGGTAAACGGTGAGAACAGCGTCACCGTTACGGATGACGGACTTGCCGAACTGAGAAAATACGAAGCCGACGGCTTCATACAGTTGCGTAACAAATGAAAATTCAAAACTATGAAAAAAGAGACAGAAACGATTCATGGCTATAAAGGTTTTGACAAAGACCTGAAGTGCCGCGGCTTCCAGTACGAAACCGGCAAGGAGTATTCAACGGATAAGGCTGTCGCCTGTAAGACCGGCTTCCACTATTGTGAGAATCCGATGGATGTACTGGGCTTTTACGCTCCATGCGACGATACAGGAACACCGAACAGATTTTGTGAAGTCGAGGGCAGCGGTGATTTTGACAAGTCAAAAAGCGACAAACTCTGCTGTACGCATTTGAAAGTCAAGGCAGAGATAGGTCTGAACGGTCTTATAAAGGCAGGTGTGCAATTCATATTAAACCGTGTAAAATGGAACGACAACAAGGACACCAACACGGGCTACCGCTCAGCCGCTACCAACACGGGCTACCAGTCAGCCGCGACCAACACGGGCAACTACTCAGCCGCAAGTGTTGAGGGTAAGGATTCTGTTGCCATAGTGACAGGTTTTTACAGCAAGGCAAAGGGTGCTCTTGGCTGCTGGATAGTCCTTACGGAACGTGACTGTTGGAACGGTAAAACGTACCCTATAAAGGAGGTCAAGGCGTTCAAGGTAGACGGAGAGACAATAAAGTCCGACACTTGGTATAAGTTAGTCGAAGGTGAGCCTGTAGAAGTGAAGGAGGACAAATAATGAAATACAGAAAGAAACCGGTTGTTATCGAAGCCGTGCAGTGGGCTGGCAATAACGAAGAAGAGATAAAACGCTTTGCACCTGTTGCGGCGGTGTTCAAGTACATCGTGAGCAACGACAAAAGCACGTCATTGTGCATGGAGAAACCGCAGAGCGGATATATTGAAGCCGTGACATTGGAAATAAACACCTTGGAGGGCGTGATGCAAGCCTCACTCGGCGATTACATCATCCGTGGCGTGAACGGCGAGTATTACCCATGCAAGCCCGACATCTTCGAGAAAACATATGAAAAAGCGGAATGATAATGAGCAGGAATGAGATAATAATCCTCGTCGGCGTGCTATGTGTGTCGGTTGCCGTATGGCTTATGTATGACTTCGCCTGCTCCTTGATGACATTTGGCTTGTCTGCAATCCTTTACGGCATTGCAAAAGCCGCAATGCTACGAATGGAGGACACATGACCGACTTTGAGCGTGAGGCGTACCACAACGAGATTGACTTCCTGCAAGCCGAGATTGAGCGGTACCGCCAGCAGAACAAACAACTGATGGAATTTATATTCAAACTTAAAGACAAGACAAAATGAAAGCGAAATACTGCGGCTCATGTATCTACTTCATTAACGAAGGCTTCTACGGAGACGGATGGTGCGATAAGTACGACGTGGGCAGAAGATGTGGCAATGAGTGTTTGGCAAAGGAAAACAAAGGAAATACAAGGAAAATTTCCTCTAAAATCACAAGATAAAATGGAGGGAAAGAATATTAATACAAATAAGATATGATAAGAGAACAGATTGAAAAGGCGGCAACAGAAAGCTGTGTTATTGAGAACAGCATCTTCAATCCAAAATACGTGCCGTATTATGAACATGGGTTTATAGATGGTGCCAACTGGCGCATCAACGCCGTGTGGCACAAGCCGTCGGCCTATGGCGATGAACTGACAAGGAACGTTGAGGTTATAGCAAAAACTAAAAGAGGCTATCGCTTTGGGATATTCGACATATTAGGCTGTTTCCACGAATATATAGCGTTTGTAAGCACATCAAATCTTGAATATGCGCTTTCCGATGTATTGGAATACGCGTATTTGGCTGATTTATTACCCGAAGGAAAGGAGGAAGAAGATGGAAGTCATTAAGGTTACCAAAAGAACATACAGAGTGCTACATGCTGTTGATAAGCCATTCTTGAAATTCGGACAGTTTCGCAAGTCGAGAGAAAGTATAGGGCTTTATGTTCAAAGGCGTTGTTTTAATTGCAACCGCAAGTTCAAGGATGACGATGATGTCTATTTAGTCATGCTAAAAGGAACTCTCAATAGATTGTTTTGTAAAAGCTGCAATGACAAGGCTTTGAATGATTTGAAGAAAGGAGGTCAGCAATGACAGCATACGTAAGACAGGCTACGTCAGTGAGCAGCCAGCGCGCGATGGAGGTGTTCGAGCGTCTCAACTCACTCGTCAACCTTGTTATAGGAGCCGCCAACACAGTGGCGGGCAAGACAATGTTCGACGCCATAGAGAGAGTACGGAAGACACCGTACTACCGTTTCACTCTGAAGCGTCACCTCAGGGAAGCGGAGAGGGCGTACTACGCCTACGAGAAGCTTCACATCCAGAACTTCGGAGACCGCACGCAGCTCTTCTATGACTATCTTGACACAGTGGAGGGGGACATACAGCCGCATGTCGACATCCTGCGCTTCTCCATAAAGTCGCTGCTCGACAAGTACAGACAGACCGAAACGGAGCTTAAGTCCTATGTCGAGACCGCCCGCAATCTTCTGGCATACGCGGTGCATCTTTACGATGTGCAGATAAAGACAGCGGACGAAGCCGCGCCCGGCATTCATTTTGACAAATACATGAATCCCGCGCGGCTGTCACGTACCCTATATCATTTTGAGCGGGCTGCGGACATGATATGCAAGACTGAAGGCGGAGTAACCATAGATTTGAACAAGGACGCCAACGCCATGCTCGCCTTCCGTATCATAGAGAAGAAGCTGACGAGCGAGCGTTTCCTCAACCGTGTCGGCTATGAGGCGTTGAAGCTTAATCCAGAATGCCGCAAATACATTACCGACGAGGATTGGAACGAGCTTGAAAGCAATTGCACGTCACAGGAATAGAGGTATTTTTAGCATAAATATTAATTGGTTAAAAATTTAAATAGTAAGATAATCGCAAGATGTTTGTTCTCATATAACTAATATTGTTTATGAAAAGTAATCGATTTCCCGATATTATGGTTATTTTTGCAAACAAATGAATTTTGCCAAATTTTACGATATAAGTGATTGGGTAGAAAAGCCCTACATCAACACAAAAGGTACCAGGAACAAATGTATTGTCATAGACCCAGATAGTGGTATTGAATATTATTTCAAAACCTCTATCCACAAAGGTGCTATGGACTACAAGACTGAGTTCTGGTCAGAAATCATAGCTTCCAAAGTTGGGCAATATCTGAATTTCAATGTGCTGGATTATAACATAGCCAAACATAAGGATGAAGTCGGTTGCCTCTCTATGTCTATGATAAAAGACGGTGAATGCCTTACGGAGGGTATAAGTCTACTGACAGGATTCGACAATACTTATCGACCGTCAGACAAAGATTCATATTCACAATACACTTTCCATTTCATTGAAGAGGCCATAAGCAGTTTCGGATTGTCAAAGAACATTGACGATGTTATCAGGACCATTATCTTTGACTCTATAATAGGGAATAGTGACAGGCATCAAGAAAACTGGGGGTTCATCACGCCTTTTCAAGAAAAAACATTAACAAGGGAGGAGGCAAAAAGTTTTCTTGGAAGATTGAAAGAGCGCATCAAGAAGATACAGGATTCATCGCGTGGCAACAACGGAAACGTTCCTTTAGACGTCCACGTCAAGATACGGATTTTGCAAATTGTCGGTAAATACGCTCCGATATATGACAGTGGATGCTGTCTCGCACGTGAAAAAAACGAAGGAGCCGTAAGGCAAATGCTTAATGACAAAATAATGTTCAACAGTTTTGTCAACCGTGGGCAGTCTGAAATACGTTGGGACGAAAGTGGGAGAAAGCTAAACCATTTCGAGTTGATAAAGCGAATAAAAGAAAAATATTACGAAGTCGTTACCGATACAATCAACCAAGTCATCGCCGTTTATGATGAAAATAAGATACATGACATTGTATTTAACATAGACAAGTGCCTTCCTGACGTACTGAAAGCTGACGAACGTTGGGCTTTGTCTGATGACAGGAAAGAATTGATATGTAGATTGATTGACGAACGTTTTAACAGACTAAAAAACATTATATTATGAAAAGATATATAAGACAAATCTACTTGGTATGGAGACGAGGTAGAAACGAAAGAAGAATAAAGGTCGGAAGAATTCTCCGTAATAGTACGGAGGGGGTACGGTTCATGTACATGTCAGAAGGAGTCAAGGAAGCAGTGGAAAAGGGATTCAATATGTATCCTGATTTTCCAGACCCAGGAAAAGTGTACCATAACAACGTGCTTGAAATATTTTCACAGAGGTTGAACAACACCGAACGTTCAGATATACAAAAGTATTATGACTATTGGGAAATAAGCCCTGAGATGAAAGATGACAAATATTATGTGCTTGCCCAAACGCAAGGACTTCTGCCGACAGACACATTCGAGTTTCTTGCAGAATATTATCCGGTAAAGGATTTGCGTTTTACCAGCGAAATTTGTGGATTGACAAAAATGCAGCTTCCTAGCGGAACTTTGAAAGAAGGTGATATGCTAAAATGGAAATTGGAGCCAAGTAATCCTTACGATAAATATGCCGTAAAGTTATATAAGGAGAATAAGGAATTAGGATATGTTAAATTAATACACAGTAAGGTTTTCCATGATTCAAAATACAAAAAATTCGCTGTAAAGGTAAAAAGCGTAGAACAGAATGGACATATAAACAGGGTTTTTGTTTCCGTATCCACTATTAATGTCAGGTAATTCCACTTTCACGATAAAAAGCATTAAGCCCGATTGCCAAATGTGGCGGTCGGGCTTAATCTATCTATAAACATAATTAAGACAAAACAATATGGACTTAAAGAAACTATCACAAAAAGCTTTTGAGACCGCAAAGGCGCACGGATGGCATGATGAAGAACTTCCTGACGAAACTTATTTGATGCTTATCATAACGGAGATAGCCGAAGCTGTACAGGCAGATCGCAATAACAGGCACACGGATATAGACCTTTTCAAAGCATTACTTGAAACATACGCCAAAGATGATGCTGTATTTAAGTATGAATTTGAGACACATATCAAAAACAACGTCGAGGATGAGCTTAGCGACATAATCATACGCTGTCTTGACCTTGCCGCGCTACGTAATTGCGACCTTTCCCTTGCAAAGGCTGTGACAGACGACAATATTTTTACAGTGAATGACGAGCTGCCAAAATTCGCTTTCAGGATGTGCTGGATGCTTACGTATGAAGCTGACACCTTGTGCAGCCGACTGAATTGCTGTATTGCTGGCGTCATCGCATACTGCCATCAAAAAGACATCGACATCGACTTCTTCGTCGAGCAGAAGATGCGCTATAACAGACTCCGCCCATTTAAGCATGGGAATAAGAAATATTAAACATATTATGAAAATGAAAAATTTTGATTACAAGACATCTTTTGAGGCTTTCGCCGTAATGGTAACGGCATGGGTTACATTCTTTCTGACTGACGTTTTCCTGCCGGAATGGTTATTCTGGTTATTCTTCTTGTTATTTGTCCTTATGCTGCTATGGTGCGCCGGTTACAAAAGACCTCATTACTGGTACTATATCAGACACAGGCAGGACAACAAAAAGGATGTGGGTGTCCTGAAGACATACAGTCCGTATACCCCGTTTTACGTTTTCGGGGATTCTGACGGAGTAATAAGCCAGAACTGCTTTGAAATCAGTTGTGATGACTACGAGAGATTGTTCGTATCTATAAACTCAGAAAAGGAGGAATCTGATGACACAGATGCCAAATGATGAATACTCCGCCCGTCTGTTTGCCGAGGCGGAGCATCTGATTGCCATACATTGTCCGCGCTCGGCACAGGCTCGTGTGCGACGCATAGCAAGGCACGATGCCGATGTTTACGGGTTGGACTATGGGGAAGCTTTGGTGCGACGGCAGGGAGAGTTCTACGAAAGACTGTTCCCAGATGGCTGATACTACCACTGCCAAAGCCTATAATATACGGATATTCCTATGAAAGGTGTCGGTTTCATGTCTTTCCCTATACCGTAACCTGCGGCAATACCGACGCCAAGGCGCGGACTTTCCTTGTACCTTGTGACAGTTACAGTCTCGTGTCTCGGATATACAAATATACTGTCAAGATTCGCGCGGAATCCGCTCACGTATGCGGTATAGGTACTGTCCTTATAGACTTTGGAAGTTATAGGCAGTGTCACCTTGACGCTGTCGCCTGTATTCCCGCCCTTCTCTTCGTATATCGTGTCTTTGCGGCAAGTCACGGGCAACGTCTCCGTAACATACCGTATCACCGTACTGTCTTTGGGTACAGGATTCAAGAACGGAATGGTGTCTATATATGTAGTCCGTACTGTGTCCTGATTCGTTGTTTTCTTTCCGGCATTACTGCACTGGAGTATGTTGACGCATAATGATGCGGTCAACAACACCGATACTACCACAAGCAATCCTTTAAATCTTCCCATGTTCTTTCATTTTTTATTAAACAAAAAGCGGCAACCATTGATATGTGGGTCACCGCCTGTGTTGTATCAAAATAGATAATTGTTATATTAGTGGCTTTAATGATATTATCCTCGCAGATTTGCCGAATATCTTTATCAAGACATCCTCGGGCAAGCCTGTGCTTTCCGAAATCATGCTGATTGAATACCCCAATGTGTCCGATACCAGCCTATATGCCTGCTCAAAGACGGTAGGGCTGTCAATAGGCACTTCGTAAGGTTCTTTCTTATTCCAATGGCGTCTGCTGAACTCCATTCTCATAGACTTATACTTTTCACTTGCAATGGCGTTTATGTTTTTTGCCTTTTCCAAAAGTGATGCCATGGAAACAAGCCAATACCGTTTCAGCTCAGGGAACTGTCCGAGCCTGACATTGTGCAAGGCGTTTCTGACAGCCTGGGAGGGGAGAAGGAACTCCGATGCAAAAGCGTTCGCCTCTTTCTCCTTGTCTCTAATGCTGAATACTGGGAAACTTGGGCACTCGTGCATCAGTATGTGTCCCAGCTCATGTGCAAGCGTAAACCTTACCCTGTCGTTGCTTCTGTTCCTGTTCACGATGATAAGATGATTGCCTGCGTCAGTTATCAGGGATACCCCGTCAAACTCGTCGTTAGGACTGTCCCACATGTAAATGAATACCCCATTGCGCTCAAGGAAATTGCAAATATCGGATATAGGCGACATGCCGAGCCTGTATTTGTTCCTTATGTGCCCGGCAAGTTCCTCCGGGCTTATGCCGTTGTCCATGTCGTAGTATCCAAATGAATAGTCAGGTATCTCGACAAATTCACTAAGCCAATCAAAACAATACGCAATCAGGGATATTGTCCTGTCTATCTCGTTGCGTGTCTTTACGGTTATGGTAGCCTTTTTCCTGTAATGCTTGCTGTCTACCTTGTTCACAATATTCATGTCAAGGAATTTCATCGGAAAATCAAGCGTGGACATAATCAAACTAAGCATGTTGTCTGACAGCCCGCCAAACCCCTTTTCGTATTTTGACAGGTTGGATTGCGACAGCCCTTTGACTTTTGCCGCGAGTGCGGTTTGCGTGAATCCCCTGTATTCCCTTGCGAATGTAAGCTGCTCACATTTCATAAGACATTGCTTTTATAGTTCTTTTTTTTAACAGACGGTGTGCCCTGCTGTTATTCTGCTTTCTTTTCTCCTGTCTCTTTCTTTTTCAGGCGGACAACAATCTCCTGCGTGTCTGTATTGGCAACCGGTACATTCACACCGTCTTCCATATAGGCAGTCCATTGAACCCCATCGTCATACAAGACAATTCTCGGGTTTACGAGCTGCCCGAAACCGTCCTTTGTATATCCGAAAATCAATATCGGCTCTTCCTTGCCTTCATCGCCTTGGAAAAGCGGTAATTGGTATTGGTTGACAATCGAATCTGAAAGTATTGTCGGAATGTAAGACGGCTTGTCATTCTTGTTCAATTTCTTGATGAGCATGAGCACACCGTTCCATCTGAATATTATCCTTCCGTATTTGCCTTTGTTCCAGTTCTCGGGAAATGTGAGAATGAAACTCTCTGTTATTTTTGCGTTAAGCAAAGGACCTACAAGCCTTGTCCTTGCTTCAGGTATGGTCATATTTACTTCTTCATTGTAATTTGCCAAACCTGCGTAATACGCCTTGAAGATGTCCTCATAACAATCTTTTAGCAGTTCCAACGCTTCTTTTTTCGTGATGCGTTTTCGTTTCTTAAAATTATTATTTATATTTGCCATATAATTTAAATTTAAGACGGGCACACCGTCTGTAATTTCAGCCCTTATTGCCGTAAGGGCTTCTTATATGGTGCAAAGATATATAATTTCCCCAAATAATTGTATATAATTTTTCGAAAATATTGTATTTTTAACGGCAACCCACAATGTCAAAGAACGCCTTTACGACGGTTGCAAATTCCGCAACCGTCGTCAGTTATTTCCATTTTGGAAACGAGTTCACACTTTCCCAAGGTACGCCATGATGCCTTCCATGTGCAGCTCCACAATGGTTTGCTTGCCTTTCTCGCTCAGCAGATAGTCCACGTCCTCCCGGTTGTCCTGAAAAAGGTTTTCTGTCAGGACTGCGGGGCAGTTTGTGTCACGGCATATTGCGAGATTCTGTGTCCAATACGGCTCATCCTGTGAGTATCTTCGGACTTTCAACCCTTTTTTTTCTGCCGCGTCAATCAGACGGCAGGCGAGCTCTTTGCTCTTCTTTGAAGCGTTGCGCGAGACATAAGCCGACCATCCTCTGGCGTCATGCCATTTGCCGTCGGCACCAGCCGCGTTACAGTGTATTGAGACAAGTATCGCTTTCTTTCCTGTCGCGGCATAAATTCTGTTTGCCCTTTCGCACCGCTCTTTCAGGCTGATGTCGTTTTCCTCGGGCACAATGCGCTGCGCGTCATATCCACGTGCCTTGAGTTCCCTTTCAAGACGCACTGCAATCTCACGGGCGTATGCGTATTCGAGCAGGCGTCCGTCAGGCGACCGTTTCCCTGCGGTGTCCTTTCCGTGTCCCGCATCAAGTATAACTTTAAAATTTTCCATGATTTATAATGTTGTAAAATGCGTTTATCGTCATATCTGGTCTGTCATTCTGTGATAAAAGTCCAATTTTATATTGTCATATACTGCGCTGACGTTGGTGTAGGCTCTTCCGTTGTTCGCACCGTTCTCATTGTACAGCTCTCCCTCTATTACTTTCGCCACCCATTCTGTCCATTCCGGATTACAGTACTCCGAGAGCTTTTTCCCACGGTAATGGAAATTGTCGAACTTGCTGTTCCTGTCCTCATACATGTTGCTCAGCAGGGTGCGTATCTTAGCCTTTGTCCTTTCCTTGTCGGCTATATGGTTCTCCTCCCTTATTTTCTTCAGGAGTCTGCATACTTTCTCCACCGCAAGGTCAAAGAACGCTCCGGATATGTTCTTTATCCGCAGTTGTGTCTCAGGCATCAGTCCCTCCGCTATCGTCACCATGACGTGGTTGTTGTTTTCCAGCTTTCCGTTAAGCTCGCGCAGCTCGTCAGTGTAGGATATTATGTTGCTTATCGCTGATTTGAACCAGCGGAAACATGCAATCATCAGACCTGAGGCGAGCAGCAGGAACACCGCGCAGATGACCATCATTATTCCATAGTCGCTTATGCCTTTTGCGACCTCCAATGTGCTTTGTACCTCGTTCATATCATCATCCTTATGCATTGTCCCACAACTGTTCCGGCTGTTGTCAGCCCGAAGTCTGTCCAGTCCCATTTGCCGCCCCATTGCCTGTCTTTCAGTTCAAGGGCTGCCGCAACGCCTATGCCTGCGTATGCCGCACAGTATATATCATCCGCTCCCATACCGATAATCAGACCGCCAAGCAGATGCTTCCATCGGTTGCTTGTCTTAAACCACATTATAATCTTGTTCATTCTCCCTTGTTTTTTTATTCGTACATACATCAAGTCAAATGATAGGGCAGGGCATATGAGTCCCTGCCCTGGATGCCGGGAATCAAACCACAAGCATCGCCACTACTCCAATGACAGCTCCCGCGAGCCACCACAGCAGGTTCTTCCACTTGTACGTGTCCTCCGTGGTGACATGTCTCACCACCTCGGCGAACGCTCCGAAGAGCATAGGTGTGATGATTCCCATTATCCACGCGTTGACGCTGCCGAGGCTCTGTTCCTGCCACATGTACAGCATTGCGATTACCAGTCCTGCCACGAAGCCGAACCATCTGTTTGTCACGAATCTGATAACTTTTTCCTTCATAGTCTTTGGTTTTTAAATTAAACAAGTTCCACATATAATCCCACGAGCTCACTCAGATTGTGAGACATCGGAATCTGACTGTCTCTTGTGCATTTGTATTTTATTTCATCCTGTATGTAATACTTACCGTTGAACAACTCCATAGGCGGTGCGTATGGTATCGGGTCGTCCTCTGTGCCCTCATGTTCCTCGTCTATATGTTTCCATATGGATGCCGTTTCCAAGGACGGACGCCAGTTTGCCTGTGTCTTGTGTGCCGTAAGTGCTTCCCAAAGGTCATCGTCACAGTTGTACTTTTCGCCTTTGTTGACGTCTATTCCTTCTTTCCATTCGGGATAAAACTCCTTTACTTTCAGAGCCTCGTTATTAGACAGTGACATGGTGTTTATCTGCGCCTTTGTGTCTGCTGTCAATATCTGCATGGCTAATACCTTTGCAAAGTCCTCATTTGGCTGCACGTAATCTTCTCCGTGTGTCCACGCCTCACCGTTCATAAGTTCCGTGAACTCAGCACTGTCAAACTCATATCTTTTTAATGAGCTGAACTCGTCGATGTTTTTCACATACTCTTCGTGGAGCACAACTTGTGTTTTGTCCACTGACTGACGCATTGTCGGAATAATCTCAATTCCGTGCGCCTTTGCTTGTGCTATTGTTGCTATTACAAACTTCATATCTTTTATTTTTTAACTTACTTCTATTTCATCAACTCCGTCCAGGAGATTATATTTTTCTATCACGTACTGTATCTGTTTCTCTGTCAGCTCTTCATCGAAAGCAAGGAATTTGTAGAGTGACATTTTCATGAAATTGTACGGTCCTCCTGTAACAGCACCAATGATAGTTCCTGTACAGTTGCTCGTCCCTGTATTGGTAAATATTTCCGTAATACAGTGCTTGCGGTTATCCAACGCATCAGAAATCAACGACACGTTCTTTTTACCGTTCACATATGTTATCCCGTCAACGTTTCTTGCTCTATATGCCACAGCACCTCCAATCTCTGTATATATGGCATTATTCGTTTCAGTAGGCGAAACAGACATGTCCCTTTGTCCATATATCATTCTTTTAATTGTTTCCCAGTTCACGACAATAAAGACTGTTCTAAATTTCCTGGGAGTCAATAATTCGACATAATCATCTGTTCCGTCAAACTGCAAAGCACCGTCCTTATATCCGCTGCCTTCCTCATTCCACGCGAAGTTATACGCCTTTGCATCATTGCCGTTTCCGCTCAAATCAATAATGGTTTCTCTTGTTTCAGACGTATTGTCTCCGTTTGTGAAGTCATAATAACAGTCGGGTGTTGGTATCTCACTCGGTAACAGATAGTCTGCGTCTATATACTTCCTTATAAATGCCTTTATCTCTTGCTCGTCTAATGAGCGGTCAAAGAGATAGGCGGAGTAGAAAGCCATACTCATAAAATCTAGATATGTTTTGCTTGCTACACCTATTGTTAATTCATGAATATCCTCAGCTTCACCTTTTTTTATAGGTGTCCCGTTATAGCTTGTCGTGGACTGCCAAGATATACTTTCATTTAATATATTGATTGAATTAGTCATTCCAAAGCTCCAAGTATCTCCTTTACCTCTTTCAAACCAAAATGCTCCAGGTGTAGAGCCTATACGTTTCCCGATTACATGAGAATATCCGTCGCCACTAAATATTTCTCTCTTAACAATAACCGTGTAATCAGTCAATATCGGCATATCCTCATTTACTCCGTAATCATCCACTCCGTCAAAGACAAGGGCGTCCGTATGCTCAGGAAGAAGCTCAAATTCAATAGTTTTGTTAAGGAAATCTTGATAGTTAAGTATTTGTAATCCGGCATTAGCTGATTTTGTACATTCAACAGAATATGTATCTTCAGATATTTTTGTGTATTGACAATTCCCACCAAAATCTAATTGTGCATTTGGTTCACTGCATCTCATTTTAAATGTATTACCTGCACTCATGCCAATCCATAATAGATACATTGTTGTGATTTTTATTTGTAGCTTGTTCAGACTTATTTTCTTAACGTTTCCTGCGCCTGTTGCTGCTTGTATGTTCCAAGAAGATAAGTGCGGTACATTATATCCCCCATACCCGCTCATTCCGCTAAATGCAAAATTATTCAAGGTAAGGTCATGTCCATTGCCTGTCAGGTCGCGCAAGACAGCCCTGTCAGCATCGTCATTGCTCTTTCCTGCTGCCGACCATGCTGCAATAAGTCCCGGGTAATTTATGTTGCCGTCACTTTTTCTCTGTGCGGCGGCTATCATCAGCCTGCGTCTGAAAATGCTCATGATTCCGTCCCTCCCATGACCGCTATGTTATTGACGATGCTCACCTGATATGTCATGCCCGCTTCTATGGTGCTGTCGCCTATCCACTTTACGTCATCGGGCAGTGACAATGTGGTCGGAGTCGCACCGCTTGTGAACTCGAACATGTATTCCTCCCGTATATCCGTGTCTCCGCTGGCGAATGTAAGTGTGAGGCTTGTCACCTCTCCGAACACATAGAGTATGTCCGGCTTCAGTTCCTGTGTCACCTCGCTGCCCTCAACCTCCACACGTCCGCGCATATCGTCAATTTCCTTTTTTGTGTAATATCCCGAAAGGTCTGTTGCCGGATAGAACCCACGGCTCATACCCAGTCCGTCATCATGACCTTCGGTGCACCAATATGCCATCTTGTCCTGTACCGAGTAGAACAGGCGGTTATGATAGCCTGTGTCGTACGCATCAGGGCTATCCCAAAAGCCTGTTCTATTCCACTCCGAATAAAGCTTCCCTGTCTCTGATTTGTAGGCATAGAAATCATATCCGATAGAAGTTCCTGTGAACTCAGCGCAAATACCGTCAAAATCATCTCCGGCGTTCTCTCCATGGGCAATCTCATGTGACAGCGTCTTTGAAATCCACAGCAGCGGAAGCACATGCCTGTCATTCAAATCACGCACGGACATAGTTCCTCCGCCTCCGAGCAGTATGTCCTCATCGCTCTTGCCCTTGTATGCAAATGTCTTGCTCCATTCAGGAGGAGTTGTTGGATTGTCACTACCAAAGGAAAGACTGACGCGCTTTTTGATATATTGAGACTGGTCTCCATTCCAAACAATCATCCCCCTACAGAAGGAAATTGTATTATGATTGAACCTGTCAAGTGCATGATCGTCAAGAAAATCTATAAACAGATGTTCCTGTGGGTCAATCTGTCCATAAAGCCGATGCACTCCGGAGAGAACACTTACGTCGCTGATGTCACATCTGTAGTCTGTACCCAATACATCTCCAAAAATTATATTATCCCCGTAACTCTCATCTTTGTTGTATCCCAATCTCGGTAAATATAAGGCATAGTCTTCTTTTAGACATTCTTCTGCTGTGGCAGGATATGATAAGTCAGTGCTCTTTAATGCAATTCCTGTCATGCCATCGCCTCCACGAAGCCAAACCGGATGACCCTTGACAAGTATCTTCTTTTTCAAGGCATCAGTGTATCGCATATCAATCACCTCATGCCCTCCACCCGTAATAAGAGCCGCCCATTCCTCTTCCGAGCCTTCATACCCGTGCAGCACGGCTATCTCATAGGCGGACAGACCGTTGCCCGGCACACTGATGTCCATGTCAAGCTCGATGTTCACTGTGCCCGTCTCCACACCCTCGTTGCTGCTTATTGACACAAGCTCGAAGGCGCATGCCTCATCCACGGTATTGCGGTTGTTCTCGCCCCAATCCTCTGTAAGTGTCACTGTATACGCGCCTGTCCACTGCTGCTGTGTGCCCTGCCATCCTGCTATCAGCTCCTCACCTGACTGTACGACGGGAAGGCTCACGCTGCCGAGAATATTGCGCAGCATAAGACCTATTTTCTTTCCCTCGAGGTTCTCAGCACCGCCACGGCGTGTAAGCCTTATGCGCAGAATGATGTCGTTTCCTATTCTTATACGTCTCATGGTCTGTCTCCTTTTTTTACTGTTCCGGCTCACCGTAGCCGTTTATATCTGTGTCTGCCTCTATATATGCTCTGAAACCGTTCGCTTCCTGCGGTTCCTGAAGATGATACACAAGACCTCCTGTTCCAAGCGTGTATGCTCCGGCAGGCACTGTTGTTTTGCAGTAGAATCCCTTCATTGTGACCCCATTATATGTCACCGGCAGCGGTTCCGTCTCCCATTGTGAGACATTGGCTATGATATACTCGGAAGCGGGACTGTCACCGCCCGGTTTAAAAAGATACGGCTTGCCAGCCTCAATTGATGTGACTTTGGTAAAGTGCAAGGTTTTCCCTTCTATTGAAGTATATTCCGAAACCTCCGTCCCTTCACCGAATACGCCCGCTATGTCCGTCACGTTGAACGGCAGGCACAAAGAGTTCCAGACACCCGCACCGAACGTCCTTTTAAGCGTAACGGACACTGTCAGCCCGAGCTTTGCGCAGCTCTCTATCACGGTCTGATTATAATGTCCGTCAGACGACTGGTCAAGAGTGACGGCAGAGAGTGGGGTGGAGGAGGCTGTCAGTCCGGCAATGTTCTCCGGAGGATATGTGAAATACCATCGGAAACCTTTCATCGTGTTCACGCTCACGTTTGAATGGTACAGCTGTCCCGAGCTGAACAGATAGCATCCCTCGGGCAGAGCGTATATCTTGCCGTATGAAGGATGGAACTTAAGTGAGCCGTAAGCAGGCTCAGGCGCGGCAGACACGACAGAGTCTATGTCCTCGAACACATACACACTGTCTGATGGCGGGTCAGCTGTCGGGATGACGACATAGCATTGTCCGGCATCCATGCCGTCCGTCACTTCGGTAAGCCGCAGGTTCGGGTCGTCTGTCAGACCTCCGTATGCGTAAACCTTTGTCCCCTCACCGAACGCAGCCGCAATCTGTGCGGTGCTTAAAGAGAACGGCAGTACGAACGTGTTGTAGATGTCCTTCTTGACACCGCTTCGTTTTACCTTTACCGTCAGTCCGGTGCCTTCCACTGTGTTTACGGGTGTCTCGGACTCCTCGTCAAGAATCAGCTCGGATGTGCTGTCACGCACGCACGCCTTATCCGGCAGGCTCTCGCATTCAAGGCGCATCCGCAGCCCTTTGTCAATTTCCTGCATATGGAGCATGACGCTTCCTTCGCGCCTCTCGTATCTCGACCAAGTATGCGTCACGGTCATTCCCATGCCCGGCAGTCCCGCATACAGTGTGATACCGCTTTCCGGCTCACCGTCTATCTGTAATATTCCCTCACCGCCATGTGTCCATTCCGCATGCCACATGCCTCCGGACTTGGAAAAGTTCAATGTTGTCAATGTCATATACTGTCCTCCTGTTTTTTTATCATAAATATATGTTTCCGTTCGTGTCCGTGTCATCATCGTCAATGCGATTAATCTGTATCATCTGCACCCTGTCATAATTCATGTATACGGCTGTTGTTGTTATCATGCTGCCGTAGTATACGGTGCCGCTTCCCGGTTGTACGATTCCGATGTTCGAGAATCTGTATACATTGCGCGAGCACCATTGTCTGGAGAAATCCACCTTTTCCGCATAGTCATCCTCATATCGCGTATAGTCCATCGGCGGTGTGTCCATCGGCGAGCCTATCATGAACGATTCCGGATTGTCCTGCGCCCACATTCCTGTGACAGCCTGTGCCGTGGTCACATTACCCTGCTCCATGAACCATCTGCCGTTCGCGGCTCTTGCAATCTCCGGAGTGGAGGCGTAGTCACCGCTGAGATATGTGTCGTTTACGCGCCCTGCAAGATACATGTACAAAGGTGTTTTCGTGTACACATGACCATATTGGAATATGGTGTTCATTATCTGTTTGTTGCCAACGATGTCGCCTACGGTGGAGAATGTGGTCCCTGTCAGCTGCAGGCGTCCGTATTTGCTGCTGGTCTCCCACCGTTCTTCCGAGACATCCTTGCCGGACAGTCCCCACGGTCCGAGGTCATAAAGGAACGTACCGTCATTGTCATAATATGACAGTACCATGTATGAGCCGTTATATCCCATTTTGATGTTGGTCACCCCGTTAGGGTTCTTTACCTCAATCAGTCCGCCTTTTATCTCCACATGTCCCTGTCCTTCGTCCATCGTACGGAGCATCACACCTGTAAGGGTGCCCGCCTCGTCGATTGTGGTGACTGTCTCGCCGGAGTTGTTCTGTATCTAGAAGTTGTCGGCAGTGACCTTTATGCGCTTGTGTTCAATGTCTATCCCTGTCGCCTGCAGCTCGTCGCGCGTGATTGTCTCCGAACGCCAGTCGGTCGCCTCGCTGCCTTTCTCCAGTTTCACTCCGCATATCCATACCTCTCCCTGTGCAGAACTGTCCGGCATGAGCCGTGCCGCTATCAGGCTCTTCCCTCCGCTTACGTCATTGCGAGTGCTCCATGTCACCTGATAACGGTTCCATCCGCTTTCAAGCGTGAACTGCACGAATCCGTCTGTCACACCTGTCTGGTTCTTCGTCCCCGGACTTGTGACCCAGTCGGTGCAGTTCGGATAGAAGTACGAGCCGATGCTGCCTGTGCCGCGCGCCCAGAATGAGAGCGTATACTGTACGCCCGGCTCGGGCACCACGTTGCGCCATGTGATGACGTCCTTGTATGATGTCCCGGCTTCGTTCACACCGTGTGCCACGCTTATTTTTTCTCCGTAAGGAGTCGTGTATGCTCCTGCCTCTACGGTATCCTGTACGGTGCATTGGCTGAAGTCCGATGTTCCTGGAAGAAGATTCGGTCTTTTAAGCCTGTCCTCCGCGCTGAGTCCCCAGTCTGTCGCGTCCGCACCTGTCTCTATCTTGGGACGCGACACGGACGAGTATCCTGATGATATGCCCTGTATATACAGGTTACGCTGTTCTACCGACGCTACAGCCTTATCCTGTATCCTGTGTGTTGAGCTTATGCGTCCCTCGAACGTGTCCGTGGATGTTATCTGCCTCCATGTTCCGAGATACTGCGTGCTGCCGTCGGCATACCGTACCATGGGCTCCATGCCGATACGTCTGTTGCCAGATGCCGCCGGAACCGCAGATACGGTCTTGACAAGACATGATACCGTTATTGTCTTTCCGCGCAGGCTTGACACGTCCCCGATTGTGTATGTCTTGTTCCCGTTCCCAGTCAGGAATATGTCAGGAGTGGTCACCATGTTTCCGTCCTTTGCCCCAAGATAGCCGACTTTAAGGCTTATGCTGTCCGTCTCAGCCTTAATCTGCGATGAGAGTGCCATGGACGATACAGTGAAGGACAGGCGGCAGTTCACACTGCGGGTCTCTCCTCCCAGTGTTGCCTGTGCCGTAATCTGCACCCATCCCGCTCCGTACGGCACCGAACCTCCCCAGTCTGCCGTATATGTCCCTATTGCGGTTATTGTAACCTGCGCCCCGTTGCGTGACGCAAGACAGTGCACTGGCTCTATGGCGGTAATGGTGACAGTCATCTCGCGCGTGCCGAGCCATGCGCGCAGACGTGATGTCGCATCCTGCATGCTCACCACACCGTCACTGTCAGCCTCCAATGTTATGGCGGCAGGGTCAAGTGCCCACGAGAATCCGTCCTGCCCGTCCGTGCCGGGTTCACCGTCACTTCCGTCCGCTCCGTCCTCACCGCGTATCCGTGTCCACTTATATGAGGTAACGCTTGTCGGGTCATATGAGTTGAAGTCTACGCATTGCCCGAGCCACGCACCCGGTGTCTCACCGTTGTTGGCGGTGAACGTCTTTCCCCCGTCGTCGGAATATTTGATGTGAAGGTAGCTTGTCTTTCCGTCCGTACCGTTGGTTCCCGGTATTCCCTGCTCCCCGTCATATCCTTGGAAGCGTGACCACGTGTAGTCCGAGGGGTCGTTGCTGTCTGCCTCAGTGAAGTCAACGTATGTGCCGATGTAGAGGTTGGGAACTTCTGACATTGGAGTCCCGTTGGAGTTTGCCGAGTACTTAACATGGAAATACGTCGTACGACCGTCCTCTCCTGCGGGTCCCGGAACGCCCTGCTCCCCCTTGTCTCCTTTTTCTCCGGTATCACCCTTTATCTTTGACCATTTATAATCGGACGGTGTTCCGCTGTCTGTAGGATTCGTGTCTGTAAGGACTCCAATCCAGTCACCGCTGTCCTCTCCGTTGTTTCCGGTAAAGGTGACGCCTCCGTCGTTAGAGTATTTGATATGGAGATAATATGTCGTGCCGTCAGTCCCATTCACGCCCGGCAAGCCCTGTTCTCCCTGTATGCCTTCAAATCTTGACCAAGTGTAGTCGGATGCATCAGTACTGTCTGTTTCTGTAAAATCGACGTAAGTACCTATGTATTTGTCAGGAGTCTCGGTCATGGGCGTTCCGTTCGCGTTCGCAGAATACTTTATGTGGAAGTAGCTTGTACGTCCGTCCGCACCGGGTGTTCCGGGTATGCCTTGCTCGCCTTGCGGTCCCTGTAATCCCTGAAGCCCCTGCTCGCCTCTATCGCCTTTGTCTCCTTTGTCGCCCTTTATCTTCGACCAAGTGTATTTTGACGGGTCTGTGCTGTCGTCAGCGTTGGTGTCTGTCATGACGCCTATCCACGCACCCGGTGTCTCACCGTTGTTGGCGGTGAACGTCTTTCCCCCGTCATCGGAATATTTGATGTGAAGATAATATGTAAGCCCGTCCGTACCGTTTTTCCCCGGTATCCCCTGCTCCCCGTCATATCCTTGGAAGCGTGACCACGTGTAGTCAGAGGGGTCGTCACTGTCTGCCTCAGTGAAGTCAACGTATGTGCCGATGTAGAGGTTGGGCGTCTCTGTCATGGGATTTCCGTTCTCGTTTGAAGAATATTTCACATGGAAGTATGTGGTCTTTCCGTCATGACCGGGTGCTCCGTCTTTACCGGCTTCACCCGGAATGCCCTGTTCTCCTTGCGGACCCTGCGGACCCTGTATGTTTCCGGCATTCACCCACTTGTCACCGTCCCATACCCATAAGTCTCCGTCTATTAGCCATGCGTCACCGACCGCGTTGCCGTCCTGAGGAAGTTCGGAAGAGTCATTCTTCGAACCTTTCAGATTGAATGAAGTCCCGTCCTCTCCACGGAATTTGCTCCATGTGTAGTCGGAAGGATTGTCGCTTTCCTGTGCGCTCTCTTTGTTTACTGCTATGCCTATATATTTTGTAGTGTCCGAGGGTGTCTGATACATAGGCTCACCGTCCGGACTGTCAGAGTAGGCAATCCATGTATAGAGAGTCTCACCGTCCTCGCCCTTTGCTCCCGGCACTCCGTCCTCGCCTTTTATCTCTGACCAGGTATAGTCGGAGGGGTTGTCGCTTTCCTGTGCGGTATTCTTGTTATATGCGAATCCTATGTATTTCTTTCCGGAAGGGTCGTTGGATATGCCGCCTCCTTCGGCTGTGTCGGCATATCTTATCCATGTGTAAAGTGTCTTCCCGTCCTCACCGGACGGTCCTGGCACACCTTGTGGTCCCATGTCACCTTTCTCTCCCTGCTGTCCGTCCATACCTCTGAAACGTGCCCATGTATAATCTGAGGGGGCATCGCTCGCTGTAGGGTTAAAATCCACGCGTGTACCGATAAATACATCCGGAGTCTCACTCATGGGCACACCGTCAGGATTCGGTGAATATCTTATGTGAAAATATGTGGTTTTCCCGTCTGCTCCGTCTTCTCCAGCCGGACCCTGTATTTTCCCTGCGTTTGCCCATGCGCTGCCGTCCCATACCCACAGATAGCCGTTCACGAGATACGCGTCTCCTGTGCTGTTCCCTGTTGGCGGCAGCATGCTCTCGTCATCAACGCTTCCCTTCACAGTGAATGACGTGCCGTCCTTTCCGTCAGTACCTTTAATCCTTGACCATGCATAGTCGCTGTAGACGAGAGCCACGTCGCTCTCCGTGCGGTCTGTGCATATGCCGAGCATGAGCCAGTCTTTTGCCGTGCTCTGGGATTTGTCCTTTGTCCAGTCGTCCGGACCGTTTCCCCATGCAAGGTGCGTGTAGCTGACAAGACCGGAAGTGTCCACATCCAGCTCGCCTCTTATCTTATTGCCGTTAGCCGCGAACCATGTCGTGCGGTACTGGCTTAGAGAAAAACTTGTGATTCCGTTGTATTGCGCGAATGACGGACTCTCCAGCTCGGTATCCGGAGTGGAGTGGGCGGCTATTATTATCGCATGGCTGCGCGCTGTGTCGTCACCACGGTGTCCGCACAGACAAACGCTGTCACCCTCTGCAGGCTCAAGGCTGTCAGCCGCGCACGTGGCTTCAGACACTTCAATCCAATGGCACTTTCTGTCCTCACCGTCAATGTTCCGTGTTCCGCTCCCTGTTGCCGTGACAAGTCTCCACCATAGTCTGTTTCCTGCATCATATGATGTCCCCTCGGCAAGATTGGATGTCATTGCCAGAGCCTGGTCTCCGACCTTCCACATGTTCTGCACGGCTCTGCCGTCGCTGTCCTCCGCCAGCCACCACAAACGCCATGCTCCGCTTATTCTTTCGACAGAGCGTACCGTGCAGTTAGCAGCGGACAGTATCAGTTGACCTCCGACGCTGTTCAGCTCATCTATGACAAGCTCGAAGAAATGTGCCCTTCCTGTCACGGTCAGCGTTTTCATTGTGGCTTCGTCGGCAAGAAGTTTCTTCAGCCGTGCGGTACCGTCCGCATCTATGCCGTAGTCTCCGTCTCCCACAAGCAGACCTTTGAGGAATGTTATGACATCCATGGCTGCGTCAGCAGTGGTCTTATTCAGGAACTCGGAACGGCTCCGCAGCGCAGAGTATATATTACTGTCAGATGCGGCAGTCCGGTCATTTGTACGTATGACATATATACTGCTTCCCGAATTTCCTCCAGTGTATGTCTGTCCGCGATATGTAAGTGTATCTATCTTGTTTTCAATATCGTTAAGGCGCGAGTATTGTGCGCTTTCCCCTATGGTATAGACAGGACTGTCCCAAGGATAATCCAAATTCATTTCCCAGCCTATAATCCGGCTTTGTCTGCCGTTCACGAAAAACGCTGGATTTATGAGATTCACTTTCTGTCCTATATCGAACGTACGATGTATTACATCTGCTTTCACCCATGTGGAACGCAACGGTACTTTATATGTGCCGTCGTCAATTTTTATCTTATCCTTGTATTGCCGTGTCTTTTCCAAGAGTTCCTGCTCGGCGTCTGGTATGTACTTGTCTGACACAAGCTGGATATCGAAACCTGACAAAACGATTTTGTCTCCGTCCTCAGGTTTTAATATATCATCAGGCAGGAAACGCCCGTAATTCTCGTTGCCGACAATTTCCCACAGCTGTTCCTCCGGCTCTTTCCCGTCGGGGTTGAATGTTACGCCAAACGTCATGCCGTTAAGTTTGCCGGACTGAAATGTTATCTGCAATTCCTGCCCTTCAAGGATATATTCGTCCTTAAATTGCAATCCGGTGTCCTTGTACCGGTAAAATGTGCGGGATGTCTGTGTGCCGTCTGCGTTGTCCGCAGTGTCAGTCCTATATGTAACGTCGGACAAAATTCCTATACGGCGCGGATATATGTCATCGAACGTGACAACAGTCTCTATGACACCTGTCTGCGGAAGATTGTCGTATGCGTCCACGTATGGTGTGCCTTCAGGTAGCATAAGACGTTTCTGTACAACACCGTTCACAACTGCCGGTTCAGATACAGGGCGGTAGTTTGGAGGGATGTTTCTCGTAGAGCCGAAGGCGTATATCCTTGTAGCGAAAGTTCCTTTACTGTCCTCTCTTGTCATGTCTGACGCTTCAACTCCGACCTCCAGCTTCACAACATCGCTATGCTCACAGCGTCCGAAGTTTATAACATTCTCCGTAATCCATACATCACAGTCGAACTTATCTTTCCCTCCGAGTGATAGGAGCGCGTCTGTCAGATGAATGTTGTCATAAGTCATTGTGACGGCTTTATTCGCAACGGTATCGTCTATAGAATATGAAAACGGCGCACCGTTGAAAGTAAAACCGAGTGATGAGAGATTTCTAAGGAACACGTCAAGATGTACATCCAATGTTGCAGTGAGCGACCATGAGGCTTCATTTCCGGGACTCTCAGGCAGGTACTTGAATATATAGTTGTTCCACAGCCAATAATAAGCGTCAAACCGCAGCTTGTATTCATATCCTCCTGTGGATGTGTTGTAAACAGGAGTCTGTTTGCTGATAATATAATATTTTTTTCTTAGCTTGCCTCCGAGCGCGTCGTCTAATGTGTCGGTAAGGTCCACATATGAGCCTATAGGGAAATCAACCGGTGAGGCAAGAGAGAAAGGCAGTATGATATAATCATGCTGCATGAGCATATAATAGCCTTTTGCTCCGGAATTGAAACTCACGGAGCAAATTTCTGTACCTGAAGGGCTGTATATTGTTACCATGACCTCAAAATTAATGATTTAACGGTGCGGAAACGGCAATGCCTGCCTTGCAGATAACACAATATGCCTATTGTGCTATAAATAACATTATGGTTCCCTGTCGGCAGGATTAGGCTCGGTTACTTTCATCGTGAAATGTCCGAATGTGCGCGCCATGTTCATGCCGTAGCTCACGTTTTTACCCGTGTATATCATTTTGTATGATTCACTGCCCAGAGCAGGCACGTTTATGGTGAACATTCCTTTTTGCAGTTCCGTCAGAAACGCTTTTTTCTTTGTCCGGTAGTCATTTTCCGAATTACCCTTTATAGTGAAAGCGAGTGTTATGTCACGGCTTGCCACTTTCTGACTTCCGGTGATAACGCGCTTCCCATTCTCCATACGGCTTTCATCCTCAATATAAGCTTTCATTTCCAGAGGCGCGTCGAGAGCGTCCATAACCCCGTTGCCCATGTTCACGCCCCACGTTGTCCACGCATCTTTCCCGTTTATATATAATTCGCCTGTCATAACCTTGATGTGTTTTGTTTTACTTGCTCTATGTCTTTCTGTATATTCTTTATCGGCTGTACTATTGCCGCAGTGTTGTCATTGATAGCCTGCAACTCAAGATAGGAGTTCGCCAGTATGCTGCGTGTCTCGTCCGCGATATTGTTTATGCCTTGGATGTGTGCCGCCATCTCGCTGACTGAACCTTTGATTTCATTCAATGTCTGTACTTTCATTTCTCCTTGCGCCTCAATCCTCAGTCCAGTCTCGTTCAATGCGGTAAACCTTCCGTTCAGCTCTCCCGCCATATCCTGCGACATGGTTTCAAAGCCTTTTGACGACGCTTCCTGTCGCGAAGATGATGACGATGTGTTGTCATAGCCTGTGACTTCCGCCAACTCGTCACGTGTAGCCAGCCCTTCATTGATGATATCGTCCCACTCGTTACGTAAATCACTTAGCATTCTGTTCTTTTCATCTTCAGTAAGACCGTCCTTGTTTTTCATGAAGTCCGCAAATGCAGTGTACCAATCCTGAAGTCTGTCCTTATACAGGCTGCCGACTTCATCCGCGAGCATGGCACGCATCATATATTCGGCGAAGTCGTCCGCGAAGTCCTGTGCGTCAGCATCCATGTCCATAAGCTTGTCAATAAAGCTGTCATACATGCTGTCGAACGAAATCTGTGTCAGTGTCTCACGGAGCGTGTTCTCAATCTCCTCTATCTTTCCCGCCTGATCGGCGTAATCTTCCAATGCGGCTAACATTTTCGCACCGTAACCGCCTTCTCCGATGTTTTTTATCAGTTCCCTTATATCTACATCCGCGAGCATCTCCGCCATCTGTTCCGGAGTGATGGACAGGAAGTCTGTCCTTGACTTTATCTCGAACCCGGCAATTTCGTCCATTTTTTGTTTGGTCTTAACGTCATCGTCACGGTTGCCAAAGATTGTAAAAGCACCCTCAGGCAGGTCTTCCAAATAATCGACCATGTCTAGCCATTCATTGAAATAATGACTCCATGAACGGTGTTTCCCTTGATAATGTGCTTGAGCTGCTGCTGCGTCGCGGTAATTCTCGTTTATCTCTTGCTGGTATTCCTTTGCTTTCTCTGCTGCGGCTACACTCTCGGCGGCACCGGCGGAATCTTTTATAGTGTCGTTCAGGCGGTCTAAGCTTGCTATAAGCGCATCATTACGTGTCATAAGGCGGTCTATGGTTTCTTTTGTCTCAGCGGCATTGTTGCCCCAATGGCTGAATCCTCCGAATGTGACTGTGTCAAGTATGCCGCCCAAACCGTCCATAAATGATTTTAACGGTTTGGTTATTATGCCGCCGCTGAATATGTCGTCAAGAACTCCGTTGATAGAACCGAGTACCGTGTCGAACATATTTGATATAATACCACCAAAGCCACCGTCCGCGAGCATATCAAGCATTCCGAGTATGGCGGAGATTATTTCTCCGGCAAGACCGGATTCGCCCAATGCTGAGGTAAGGGTCTTCGCAGCGTCACTGTTTTTTCCGAGCAAGGATTGGAATCCTTTTGCAAGAGCGTTGCCAGCCTTTTTTGTGAGTTCGCCTTTTTCACCGAAGAACGAGAGGTCGTCCAATGCCATCAGACCTTGTCCTATACCTTTCATGCTGCCGGAAGACAATCCCTGTATGCCTTCAGCAAGGTTCTCAAACATGGACTTAGCTTCAGCTGCCGATGTGTTGAGGGAAGATGTGGTCTCTTGTACCTGAGTGCCGAAGTCGGACACCTCCTCCGATGCTGCGTTGAATGCCGCTTGTGTCTCTTCCACTGCCGCCTGTGCAGCATTTATCATTGCCTGACTGAGCCCTCCGCGCTTAGCCGCGTCAAGTGTAGATTTAGCCTTGCTGAGGTTTTCTTCCGCAATGCGTGCCTTTTCCACCGCTTCGGTGTACCGCATCATGGCTTCCTGATACGCGTTGATGTCATCGGAGACGCGCTTGAATATGTCGCTGTCCCATACTGCGTTGGACTGCTCCAGCTTTTCAATCAGCCCGTAAAGTAGCTGCTGGTCTTCGAGACTCGATTGCCTGAAGGTGTCACTTTCGGATATTTTACGGAGTCTGTCAATGGTGGGCTGAAGCTGTTCTTTGAACATCGTGCCGAAATCTCCGAACACGCTTCCCCAGTCAATCTGCTGCCTGATGGCGTTTACCTCGGTCTGTTGCAAAGCCATGTCGCGTTCCTTTTCTAGAGACAGTCTTTCACCCTCATTCTGTGCCTTGGATATTTTCTCGGCGTATTCCTCGGCAATGGCGAGTTTCTGCTGCTGGTAAGTGCCGTATTCTTTCAGATAGTCACGCATAGCCTGCGCCTCGTTACGGTAGATTTCCTCGGTCTGTCTTTCCGCGTCCTTCTTTGCGTTTTCTCTCGCTTTGGCAAGTTCCTTGTGCTGTTCGGCTGTCAGCCCGTCAGCGTCGAGTTCCGTCAGTCCGGCTTCTTTGTTCTTTTCCTTGAAATCAGCCTCTTGCTTGTCAATCTCGGCGATGCGCTTCTTGTAGCCGTTTTTAATCTCTTCCAGCTTTTTCTCCGTACCGTCACGCATCAGCGAGATTTCATCGTCCTGGTTCTTCTGTTGCAGCGCAAGCAACGCCTTGTCCGCGTCTGATTGGGCTTTCATACGCTTTTCGGTGGTTTTCTTTCCATCCTTGTCTTTATTCGCGTCCGACGCATCGTATGTCTTCAAGTCCAAGCTGTCGTATATGGCCTTCTCAGAGGCAACCTGCTGCTTTATGCCTTCCGTAGCCCTGCTGACCACGCTGTCCAACTGGCGTTTAGCCTCGTCGTTGTTCTTTTTCAGCCTGTCGGCAGCGTCCCGACTCCTCTGGGCATTTATCTTGGCTGCGCCTGCAGCCATAAGGGTATAACTCGCTACGGTCTGCGATGATTCCACTGTGTAGTCCTCGCCTTCCTTCAGCCCGCGTAGCTCCTCCGGCACCAGCCCTGTTGTAGTCCAGTTCTTGCCTGCCCGTATCCTATAGTAATAACCGCCTCCGGCAACAGTCGATTTGTTATACTCCGTCTGCTTGATGTATCTTTGGGTGGCGTCTGTTATCTCCTGTTCGTATGCGGCGGCCTTGGCTCTTGCCACAAGGGCGTCAACAACAGCACGGGTGTTCTTTACGAACAGATTTTCTGCATCTGTAACGCCATTAATCGAGAACCCAAGACCGTGGAACGCGTCCTGATTGTCAGTGATGAACTTCTTTTTCGCCTTCATGTTGTCGCCTAAAGCGTTGTATTCTCTTGCAAGCCTTTGATATGCAGCAATGTTCTCACCGGCCGTCGTGGCTACGCTGTTGCGCCAATCCTCGTTAAGTTTTCTGACGTATGTGTTGAATTTCTCTTGCGACTTCCTTATTTCATCGGTCGCATCCTTGGTTTTGAATAAATTGCCGATCCAGTTCATAATCTCCTTGCCGTACATCGACATTACGGTAATTGCCACCATCATAGCTGTCTGCCATGAGAATATGGAGCTTACAAGCTGTTTCCATACAGGTACGGTGCTTTTCCCTGACGCCTTCAGCTGTTCGTTCATGTCGCGTGCGCGCTTTATCTCGTCCGTCAGGATGGGAAGGTTGTTGCTGATGGCGAGGAAAAACATGTTAAGCCCCATTGTGGCGGCGGGAAGCTCACGCACGATTTGCTGGACGGACATACCCAGACCGTTGAACGCACTCGAGTAATTGCCCACGTTGCGTTGGTGATTGCCTATGGTAGCGTCAAGTTCCTTTATCTTGGCGTCAGCCTGTTGGATTGACGCAAGCAGTTCTTTCCCGAAAGGCGATTTGCGTTCTTCTTCAGAAAGTTCCCTGTATGTCATGCGCATCCGCGCTAATGATTGCGACAGGGCGTTCATTGAAGTGGCTGCGGCGTTATCCAGTTTAAAGCCGTTTGCCAAGGATTGACGCAGTTCGGAAAGTGCCGTCTTGTGTTGTATCAGCGAAGCGTTAAGCTGTTCAAGTCGTCTTTGCTCATTTGATGAAAGGGCGGAATGCTGCTCTTGGGATTTTGTGATTAATTTTATTTCGTTGTTTATAAGGCGTATAGCGTTCTGCTCTTCTATCATACGCTTTATGTTTTGAGACCTTGTGCCCATTATGGCGTCAATCTCGTTTGCAAGCTCGTCATAAGCCTTAGCCTGAGCCTTTATGCTTTCTGTCTGCGCGTTGGTGGATGTTGTGCTCTCCGCTGTTTGTGAGCCGTTGCCGCCTTGTGACGTGGCGGACTGTGACATTCGCTGCTGCGCTTCCATTATCCGCTTCGCGGCACTGTTCATACGGCTCTCGGCTTCCTTTATTTTCGCGTCTGATGCCGCTATCTTGCTTATAAGGGCGTCATATTGCCCTGTGAGCTTTTGTAGCCGTTCCTCAAGACCTTTGGCGATGTCTATATCCACCTTTATGTTGATGGAAGCCAATGCCTTCTTTACAGCCTCAATCTCTGATTTCAGCCGTTCGATTTTCTTGATGTCGCTGTCAATGTATGCAAATATGCCTGCCATAGTTGGTCGTTTTAATTTTTTTGTTTATCTTTGCAATACCATAAAGCTGTTTTAGGTAGAGCACATGATAGTTTGGAACGGAGTGCCGCTATAAATAGCGTGATGAGGGCGTCGATATCCCCGCCGAAAACAGCTTTATATTTTCTTATATCTTTTCCCATTGAACATTTCTTTATCCGATAATTTTTGCGCTGTAACAAAGTTTACAATTTTCTTTTTCCCTCCTGCAAGTTTTATTTCGTAGTTCGGATGAATTGCGTATTTGTTACCAGCTCCTACGTATAAGAATGTCTTTACATCTGTGTCATAGTACAAATCCATATTCTTCCGTTTGCTCGGAAATGACGCTAAGTCCGCATCCGATACGGTCAGTCCTTTAGCTTGTTTAGAGTCACGTGTCGCATGTGCTATGGCGGACGAGCTCATATACACGTCCTTGCTCCCTAACTTTATGCCGTTGAGCCCGGCAAAGTCGCTCATCCGCTTTTCCACACTGCCTATCTTGAACGGGGATATCCGCGAGAATCCCTGCCGCCTGATGTCGGACAGCACCATCATAATCTTGTCTTTAGCCCGAGCCGCAACACTCTTCGGTCTCGTCTGTCTTACGCCGCCCGCCGTCTTTGCCATTGGTTTCCTTTTTTGTTTATTGTAATTTTACTTTTTATCCCGTTCACTTGCGAAATTGATTTTTTGTTCGTATCTTCGCGTTTATGGATGGAATACCAGCCATGGGCGGGGGACGCACTGGACGTTTTTCAGGAATGACAAACCCGCCCTTCTTATTCCATTCTGTCCGAAACAGAATACAGACTGTAATATTTTCTCCCTCCATTCCTTGGCTCATATGTTACCTTGAAATAGATTCCCCTCCCTTCCTTGTCTTTGTAGCGATAGAAGAGCATTTTGCCGTCATTTCTTCCTTTTTTGTCTTCGTGGCTGGTGGGTACGTATTCAGACTTTGCAAGCAGACGGTCAACATGCCTCATCGTTTTGGGGCTCATGTATTTTCCGCTGAGCGTAAGCATCGCGTCACGAGCCACATGGTCAACGCCGCTTTTTGTGAAACCGACTGTTATCTTACTGCCGTCAGCCCCCAAGGTAACGGTCTTGTCTTTCAGATTCCTCCACATCTCCTTGGCTATGTCCTTGCTCATGGAGCGGACAACCATCTTGCGTTCCTCGTTCAGCTCGTAATATTCCTTGCGTACACCGTCCACCGTATATATGTCTCCGTGCCACTTGCTGTTTCTTATCCCTCCCGCCGTCTTTGCCATGATGTCACCTGAATATCTTTTTTTTAACCTGTCGTCCGGCATAGAATATCGAATTCCTTAAAACGTCATATCCTTTGCTCTCCACGAAAGAGGCGTAGAACATGCCGTCTGCCAGATACAGACCGTCCTGCGGATGCTCGGAATAGATGAGCAGGTTCTCGGTGTTCGTCTTCGCCTCGGGGTGTCCGCCGTCGTCACCGACCTCAAGATGCACTATCCTGCCGTCACGCACGACACAGAATCCGGGAGCGTTGCGAAGGTTCCATGTGTGGTTCCTGTATGTGCCGTTGTATTTTGCATACTTTACCGTGTCCCTGCCTATCTCTATCAGCTTGTCGTAAAAAGCATCCTCGATGCTTTCCACCAGCCCGTCAAGCCCTGATGTGTCGCCTTTTATCTCCATGGAGACAAATTAAGCATAAAAAAACGTATCCGGCGGCATGTCGCAATTTTTGTTCGGAACAATCGGGCTATTGTCTCAAATAAAAGGCGGCGGCAGCTTCTTGAAGCCACCGCCGCGCTGTCAATTTGCGTAAGCAGGTCATGAATACACTGTGGACTGCCGCCTACAGCGTGTTGTTGTATTCGTATATGTTGTTCACTATATTGTCCTCCAACAGGTCGCGCAGGAACTGCTCGAACGGGTTAAAGGCTTTATACGCTTCTTTGAAGAACTCGTCCTGTAAGTGCTCGTTTGTCTTCTCGTCCGGCACACCGTTGTATTTGTTGTTCCACACACTTACTTTATCGAGGAGCTTGCTCAGCTCTTTATGCAAGAAGTACATCTCCGCAGTCTTCTCGCTTACCGTTATTGTTGTATTGTTGCCGTTCTTTTCCATATTATTGTCATGATTATTTGTAAGTTGATTCGATTTTCTGTCGTTCCGGCTGTCGTCTTTAAGTTGGGAAGCCGGACAAATTTCTTTACTCAATGTCTCTTTACTCATATTCTTAACGATGTCTTGTTTTTCTGATGACCATATGTGAAATGTATGTCGTGTCTCTCTGCCTCAAGGCTGCTGACTCTTGGCTGTTGCCGCCGCTCCCTTTATCTGGCGCACCGCGTCCTTTACCTTGAAGTCGTTGTCCGCCAACGCGAGGATGAACATCTTGCCCCTTTGCGTCCATACTAAATAGGTGTTAGTGCCCAGTGAGCCGTCAGAGCGCGTGAAGGTCTGCGTGCGCGTCTTGTGCAATCCCCACGAGGCGTAAGGCTGCTTAACAATCCACTGCCCCGACTGGCGGTAGATTATGCCTGCCTCTTTCAGCCTCTTGTTCAGCTTCTCTGCATCCATGCCTCGCTCTTTCGCCACTTGCGTAGCCGTGAGGGTGTTCACCGATTGCAGCGTCTGGTCGTAATACTCTACTTTCGGGGCTTGCTTCTTCAACTCGGATGTCTGCGCCTCGATGGTCGCCTGCTTCTGTTGGTTGTCGGCTTCAAGGTGCGCTTTATCGGCATTAGCCTTGTCAAGTCTTTTTTGAAGAATAGCCATTGCCTGTGCTATCGTTGCGTCATCATCGGCAAGCGTTGCTACTCCTGTTGTAAGAAGCTCTTTGATACGGTCGTTGCACCAGATAGCAAATGCAGGGCTAAGCCAACGGGCAAACTCTAACGCCACGTCTTCGTGCATCCATGTACCTTGCTCACCATTACCACCTTGTTTAATTAGTACCAAATCCGTTGGGCTAATCTGCCTAACGGCTGATAATGAGGCGATAAACTCTTGTGATTGTTTAGTTCTTAGCCAATCTTTAGTAACTTTGTTGAAAGGCTTTGCCATTTCTGTGGCATTGACCATAACGCTATCGCCTTTACTGAATGTAATTGCGCTACCGTCATAACTGAAAACTTTACTCAATGTTTCCATAACTAGTAAAATTTAGACATAAAAAGACCGCACCGAGTGTTGTCTACGTCTACTAGCTGACGCCTAATGCCGTCACCGACAAAAGACACTCAATGCGGTATATTGTTATACCTTAACTCGTTTGTACGGATACAAAAACAGCAGACCTTTTGAGCCTGCGGTATCGTACCGCTAGTAAAATTTAGACGTTGCAAATATACAACTTTTCAATAATACAACAAAGACTTTCAAGATATTTTTGTACTTTTGCATCAAATTTTAACCAACGTATAAAACCATGGGGCTTTTTGGCATATTCAAAAAGAATAAAAACATTCAAACAGAACAAGACGAAACGACAAAATCGCAGTTGGATTGTGACAAAATAAGTTCGGAGATTATTGACGCAGCAATTGATTTTGTTGCAAGGAGGGAAATTGGGTTTTATTATGATGATAATTTAGACCCTATATTTTGTGATGTTGCTAAAATGGTCGTGACAATCCAGCAATGCTCTACAAGTATGATACAAAGAAGGTTCTCAATTGGATATAATCGTGCTGAAAGGATTGTTGACCAATTGGAAAATATGAAAATCGTTGCATCAACCTCAAACTATTATCAAAAACAAGTATTAATTAACAATACAAAAGATTTAAACATATTGATAAATAGTGTATCATATTTAAATGATGCTGATATAACTGAATTTAGACAGAAATATAAAGAAAAAATAAACGAGAAAATTACATATTATTCAATTTTAATTAAACGTGAAGAAGAAAAACGAAGGCGCATATATATATAGAAGCTGAAAAAGAAAAGATAAAACAAGAAATTTTGGAGAAAAGAAGAAGAAAAGAGCTTAGAAAGCAGGTTATGGAAGAACTTAGGAATGAGGGCTTAATTGAAAGTGTAAGGAAGCGCGAACCAATACCACAGGAAGTTCAAGATGCGGTTTGGAGACGTGACGGTGGACGTTGTGTCAAATGTGGAAGCCAAGAAAATTTGGAATTTGACCACATAATACCTTTATCAAAAGGAGGCTCTAATACTATTCGTAATTTACAATTGCTTTGTCAAAAATGCAATAGAGAAAAATCTAACCACATTGGATGATGCACAACTTTTTCGCAAAACGGCAAAAAACTGCGAAAAATATTGTCAGATAAAGAAATATTTTGTGCTTTGTTGTCAGATAAAGAAACTCTTTGTATCTTTGCAACATGAAACGTAAGATAAGGACATACGGTGGGTATTTTGAGGCATTCATGGAGACCTTAACTGAGAAAGAGCAGGAGAAAGTGCAATATGGTTTGCTTCTACTGAAAACGCAAGACAGGCTGCCCAAGAAGTTCGTTAAACTTATTAGAGACGGGCTGTATGAACTTAGGACTGAATATAACAGTAATATTTACCGCGTGTTCTTCATCTTTGATAATGGGGCGATAGTAGTGCTGTTTAACGGCTTTCAAAAGAAAACGCAAAAGGCACCATCGGCAGAAATTGAAAAGGCATTAAAAATAAGGGAGGCATATTATGGAGACAAACAACCATCAGATTGTGGATTATGATACGGTGCTGGACGCGAAATTCGGGAAAGAGGGCACTCCCGAACGTGCGAGAGCAGAAAATGAGGCATACGCTTTCTACATGAGCCAAATCCTTGCGGAAGCAAGGAAAGATATGAAAATGACCCAAAGTGAACTTGCAAAAAAGGTCGGTACAAACAAATCTTATATCTCAAAGATAGAGAACGGGCTTATAGAGCCTGGTGTTGGATTGTTCTTGCGCATAGTCAATGCACTCGGTCTTAAATTTGAGATTGTAAGACCCATGATGTGAAATAGCCGCGCTACGTGCTGTTCGTGATTATCCACAATCACCCAAAGCGGTTTCCCTACTTTGGACACGGCGCGGTATATTTATAATACCTTATTCTTATGTATAGATACAAAAATAGCCGATTGTTCATCGGCAGCTTCTGTACCGTGGATAATTTTGAACAGTGCAAATATACGTTTTTTCTCAATACGAAAAAAACTTCCAAAATATTTTTTGTACTTTTGCATAAAAATATGCATAATGGGAAAAAACAAAATATTTTCAACAAAAACATTTCGAGGTGGTGTTGGATGGCTATGCCTGATTATCGGGTTGGTCTGTTACGGTATAGGTTACTTTGCGTTTGACGATAACCACTCTGTATGGCGTGAAATTGTAATTAAGGGTGGTGATGTTTTAATTATTGGCGTGATACTTGGCTATTTAACCAATGCGGCTCAGTTCCTTGGCATTTTCAAGGGTGAACTGCAAGATATAATTTACGGCAAGGAGTTCTTGGAAAAGCGAAAAGACATCAAGCAAATATGGGAAACCATTTCAAAAATAATGTTCAAAAACAAATTTCCAACAATACACAGAGATTTGTTGAATACGGTCAACTCATACTTTCCCAAAGACGAAGTTAGTTATTACAATGATTTTGAAACTCATACTACGATAGAGTGGGAAAATCAAAATGATGGGATAATAAAAGTCACCGATGTAGTTTCTTTTGAACTTATTGCGGAAAATTCTGGCAGATTTGAATATCCTCTAAAAACATGGGCTGTTTTGAAACGTGGTGAAAGCTATCCAGAAACAAGTCTTGATATTGAGGTAAATGGTCATGCTCCTAAAAAAATTATAGACAAAGGGGTTAAGCCTGATACAGATGGGAATTATTGCAAAGAACAAAGGATAGTGTTGGAAGGTGATACAAAATACGCCATAAAATATACTAGAGTCAAAGTGTACAATGTCAATAAGGATTATTATCTGGGGTTAAGAGCCAAGTACCTGATAAATAATCTTAGAGTCTGCCTTGATTTACCCGAAGGTCTTGTCGCTCAATTTGTTTGTCGGGGTACGCAAAAGGACTTTGATACTGTTAATAATAATGAAAAACGCATAGAAAAGAAGTATAAAGGCATTGTTTTACCGCGACAAGGTTATATCTTTGCACTAAGAAAACTCAACAGAAATTATTAAAAACTATGTATAACGTATTGTCAAATGATATGGAGGGATAGTCCTTTATGGCAAATCCTGACCATTGAGAGAATTAAAAACAGTACATAACAAAAGGGGAAGTCGTCTTTCGATTTCCCCTTATTTATTTTACTTGTATTTTGTCACCAAATATCCGTATGGACTATTCTATGCGTCATTTTTTATTTGGTCTTTGTTTTGTTTGTGTGTTAAATAGTAGTAAAATATATACTCTATATGGCAAATATGTGCTTAATTGTAGTAAATTTACTACCTTTGCCGTGTGAAAACAGCGAAAGTAATTAAAATCATTCGGGATTTGAAAAAGGACTGATGGGTTTTGGCTCGCCAAAAAGGCAGCCACAGGCAGTTCCACCACCCTTCAAAGAAAGGGACTGTAACTGTCAACGGGGGTGAGAACGATGACGTCTGGGGGAATTTGCTGAAAAGCATTGAAAAACAATCGGGGTTGGTGTTCTGACACCGCCCCAAACTTCCCCAACCTTTCATTTTCATAAATGCTCGGTTTGTTTTCACAACGGGTGGCGTAAGGAACAATCTTCGCCACTCCTTAAATTCGTCATTTAATTGCAATATTTAAGGAATATGGAAAAGGTGGTTATGAACACGGCACGTGTGGAGAACGGGTACAGTTGCGCGTGCGAGTTGTTGCCCGGTTGGATTGTCGCTTATACCGGTGATTTTGACGGGTTCAGGGATTATGTGAAAGAAAGTTTGGATTTCTACATTGAGGGTGCGAAAGAGGATGGTACGCCTTATCCCGCCGTATTCGACGGAGAATATGAAATTGTGTTCAAGTTTGACGTACAGTCGCTACTTGAATATTATCGCGGCATATTCTCGTTCTCTGCATTACAGACCATAACGGGAATAAACCAAAAGCAGCTTGCACATTACGCCTCGGGTATATCCAAGCCAAGACAGGCACAGGTTGACAAGATAGCAAAAGGGTTACATAAATTGGCGGAAGAACTGCAAGCGATCACCGCATAGACGAACATTGCATATACGCATCTGTGATGCGCATTGTTTTAATAATAGAACGCTTTAAGCCCGTGCCTGTGAAGGTTCGGGCTTTTTTATTCGTCAAATTTCATTTTGCCCTTGAAAAACTCATCGTCTGAAACTTCCTGCATGACATCCCCGCTTGTTATCCGCTGTTTGTCTTTCTGCATGATTACCAGATTGCGGTATGGTATTCCATCCAATACCTCATTATATGTAAGATGGAGATTCTCCATGAACGACGCAATCTGCCCCAACAGGCAATCGTTGCCTATTGGCGTTGCTTTGCTGTCAGATCCGTTACGTTCCTCGCTAAAGCTGACAGCCGCAAAAAATCCTTTGTGGACAGTAATGAGTAGGCTGTTTCCAACGCGTCAGCAATCTCACTTAATGTCCCTTCAGACAGCTCATCCGACAAAGACTCGTCACCATTGATGAACCATGACAATGCCTTTGTCAGTTTGGAGGCGTCGTGCAACGACAGCAGTACATCCCTTATGCTTTCACCCTTGTCAATATCGGAAAGCCAGTATCCTGCGCCTGCCAGTTTTTTTATGGTAGGAGGCTTTATAACATACGCTTTCCCGGCTACGACTACCGTCCTGAAGTCCATGCCGAGTATTGCGCTGTTCACAATCTTTGCCGCTTTTTTCTTCATCTCTTAAAGGTTAAGGTTAAAAAAGTGGCGGGTGTATTGCCCGCCACCATCCTGAATACAATCTATGATGATACAATACCTACGACAGGGTGATATTCGCTCCGTTAAACATATAGCGGGCTTTTACTCCTGTATTGGAATTGGTCATAGCTACGGCAGTGACACCGAGACCGATGTTCTTTTCCACCTGATTGTTTTTCGCCACTATTGAGGCATTTGTAAAGACAATGAAGTTTCCGGTCTTTGTCTGTGCTACAACAGCCTTGTTGATAGTGTCGAACGAATCAGTGGAAGCCCATCCGTCAGTGTCCACCAGCTCACCGCCTTCGAGAGCGACCTTGTCGGAGAATTCCCATTCTCCCATGGTGAACGTGATGGTGTTCGCTCCGCGTTGGGTCACATCACGGAAATATATCTCTCCGTTCAGCTCGTTAATATAGTCAGTGTAAGTCGGGTCATCTTGCGAATAGCCCCATGTGTTCTGATGAGAGTTCTTTACCTCGGTCATCTCAGCGATAATGGTAGGAAGGCTTGTTTTTGTCACAGCTTCCGCAATCACATCACCGTACCATATTCTCTTTATTCCTATAAATGGTTTAAGTGCCATATCATTTAACATTTAAAATTTCAAACAATAATACCAAATTCACATAGCTGCATTTCAGCGCGTCATCTCTCTCTGTCCCCAAACGGTCTTTGCTTATAAGGTACGCGCTTCCGTCATATTCACCGACAATGTCACCCAAAATCCAACGGCTTGCCTTCCTCTCCAGCTCGTTGAGCCTTTGAGTGTTTGTCTCACCAAGGTAGTCGGGTACACAGATGTTCACATGAGCGAAAGCGCGTTCCCAGTAGGTGTCGGGCTCTATAGGCGTGGGTGTGACGATAACGACCGCCTCTTCCTTCAGTTCGGATTTAATGGGATCCCATCCGTCATAAACGTTCTTTATTCCGAAAACCTGAACCTCTTCAAACAGAATCTTGTATATGTCACCGGTCACTATCATGTCACATCCACAATTCGGAGTATCCCAGATAATTGGTGTTCTTCACCATGTAGACCTTACCCTCACCTCTCACATGTCCGTTGTCCATGCAGCGCACGCTGTCACCGGCTCTGACTCTGATATTGCGCTCACATACCACATGGTAATCAGGGCGGTAAATATCACCGTTTTCAGACCTGAACTCTTTTGTCGAGTTGTCATCACAGCGGCATCTGCATACGGTCTCCCAGCTTTCGCCACCACTGCCGTCTACAGGACGGTTGTACTCATCCTTGTCTGGAGGCGTGATGACCTTCAACTGCAATGTATGAGGCGCATAATACATGTTCTATTGGATAAAGTTCACTTTAGGGTTGTCATTAACACTCAATTCATTTTTCAAGCCGTACTTGTTGCAAAGAAAGTTGTAGTATTCTTTGATTCCGACGACATTCCATGACATAGAGAACCCGTTCTCGTCCACTGATGTGGCGCGGAGCAGAAGAGACGGCACGATATGCGCCATACTTACTGTAACCTTGTCTATATTGTCTTTGGACACACAGTCATTTCCGCTTATCCCAGAGTTAAGGGATGCTTCCAGAAGATCCGCGTCTGACAATATTACGCCATATGTCCGGAATTTGTCTCTTATGTAGTCATTCACTGTCATCATGCCAGCATTGTATCCAAGTCGAGAATTACAATCTTGTTAGGATTGGTGTACTCCGGTATCCACTCACAGCCGTACTCCATAAACCGGCCTTCCTCCGTGCGCACGTTAGAAATGTACATGCCTCCTTCAGAGCGCGTGTAGCTTTTCCCCGGTATGGGGTCTGTAATCTCATAAGGCGTATGCCAGCGCATCTTGCCTTGTTTGGCAGAGGTGAACAAAGAAATGCGGTTGTCCTTGAATACCTGCTTCATGGTGCCGTCAGGCATTTCCACCATGTCTTCGTTTATGACGATACGCGGAAGTCCGATGCCTGCGAATATGGATGTCGCCATCTCGCTTGACATGAGACCGCTTGACAGCTGCACTTCGCGTGTGTCGAGCGTCTGTTTGTAGTACGTGCCGAAATCGGATGCCCCGACAATGGATTTTATGAATGTCTTACGCGACATTTCCATTGAAGTGAAATTGCCGAATCTGGTGCGGAGTTCCACCACAAGGTTCATCAGGTATGAGACGAACTTAGACCTGTCGCTTGTCTGAGGTGTCACCTTGTGGACGGGAAGCTCAATGTCGAGCAATTCGACACCTTGAGGATTGTCGTCAACTTTCACTGTAGCCTTGCCGTCAGAACGCAGTTCTCCATCCACGATGTCCATGCGTTTGTGTGGCGCGAGCAACACTTGGCGATAATCGTCAACTATATAATTTATAATGTCGTTCAACGCAGTGCGCTGTTCTGCCGTGCGTGCGTTGTTGAACTTTGTGACCAGTTCCTGAAGCATGTCCAGACGGTCGTTGTCCATCTGGTAGCGGTCTCCGAGATATGCCACCTCTCCGTATCCGGAACCGAGAGACTTGCGCTCACGCAACGGCTTGTTGGAGTTGCGGTCTATTACCGAACCTGCGGTGACACCTGTAACCGCACCGAGATATGTCTTGAAAGTGCGGCTTTTGGTTTCCTCGAAGTCGAGATGCTTTTTCCAAAATACGGTGTCAAGGCGGAGAGCCTGCACACGGTCAATTACCGTCCTTACTATCTCGGGGGCGTTCAAAAGTGTCTGAACTGTTAAATACATATATCCTCCTTCCTTTAATAAGTAAACATAAACCTGTCACCGAGTGAATCCTTGTCGCTTTCAGAAATGGGAGCGATAAGCCTTGACGGTCTGATTTCATAAGCCTGTCCGATTGCTGTGACGGTCGCGCCCTGCTCGACCTTAGTCCAGGCATAGTTAAGAGCCTTAGCCAAAGCTTTCTTCTCTGTGCCCGCAACGGCTGTCGCTTCATACAATACCGTACCAGCCTCTACCGTTACACTTGAGCCAAAAGCGGCTTCCAGAGTCAATGTATCGTAATCCTCGGCGGTCTTGTCAATCCTGCTTATTTTCGCGCCGTTAGTGCCGTCTCCGATAAACATACCGGCGTATGCCAGCGACCCTTTCTTGATTCTCATACTCGTGCCGGAAGTGTATTTTTCCGCCACCTCTACGTTGATTACCGCTGTAGCTTTCCTGGTCTTGAAGTCAAGTACAAGCGGTGTCATTGGAGGTATGGCTTCCACTCCGGTCAGATTGTCCAACACCAGATTGAATCCTCCGGAATAGCGATATACAGTCTCAAAACGGCACATCTCCGGCATTACCTTTTCAATCGGTTTAAGATTAAATTTATATCCTGCTGACATGATTTTTTATTTTTTTACTGATTTTGTTTTGCAATCTCTTCTGTCCCTTTGGCAATCATTTCTGCTATTTCGTGATTTTCCTTTGCGATGCGTTGCTCAGATGTATCAGGGACTCTGTTCTCTTGAAATCCCGCATTGGTGAGCTCCTGCTTCACATCCTTGAAGTAAGCGTCCAAGTCTGTATTTTCGGGAATGGAGCGGTCTTTCAGCATAAATTCCGGGATTCCGTACTTCTTCGCCACCGATGATATTTGCGCGTTGCGCTGCGCCTGCGCCTCGCGTGCCTCATATTGGGCTATCTTGTCGGAGAAAGGTTTCATGGCTGCTGTGATGCCGTCGGCAATCATCTTTGCGATGTCTGTTTTTTCGTCCAGCTTCGGCGGTTCTGGTTCCAGTTTCTCTATGGGCTTCCCGTCCTTCAGTCCATGCTTTTTCTCGTAGTTGGAGACTGCCGATACTTGTGCCTGTCCTGCACGGAAATCACCGTAGTTGTTCAACACGTCCGAAAAACTGATGCCCTCAATGATTGAGTTCACCTTCGTATCGTCCGTCACGCCCTCCGCCTTTTTCGTGGCGATTCGGGTTAATGTGGCAGTGTCCACACCCGCAAACTTCGTTTGTAGTCCTGCCAAGATTTGTTCAAAGATTGTCATACTGTATGAAATTTGTTATCCTGAAAACTTTTGCTAAAATACAATAAGTGAGCGATAATAATGAGAAAAGTTGTTTTAAGGATGGTATAATATCCCGATTGTGCTGTTTTTGTGTTTTTCAAGCATAATATTAGAGGATGCACCGAACCGGCACATCCTCTCAAAGGCGTTTTATTCTGATGGATATAAAGCGTAAATACTTTCTATTTTGAATTTGTATATAATGCATTATTTCGTCTGAACTGCGACATTTGCCTCTCCTTCTCAATTTCTTGTTGTTGCCTTTCCTCCTGTTCCTTTTGTATTTGCTCAAGTTCCTCTTCTATTCTGTCTTGATTGCCAGCGAACAGTATACCGTGTTTCTGCGACCACACGCCACCGCTAACGGCTTTCACTGCTGTCGAAACCATGTCATCTATATTGTCAAGCCTGTACGGGACTATGTCAACGTCAATATCTATCGTCTTTGCCGCTTCCTCGAGCGATGTGTTCAGTGCGCCGAGAGCATCCACAAGGAAATTCACGCGGCGTTGCATGAACTCACCTATTACCTCGGCATGATTGCGTACGGCTAAATGTGTAGCAAGGAATACGTAGTCAAAAGCCACTCCTGACAGAGCGTTACCGGTGCCGCGTAATGTGTCAAATGATATTCGCGGTGTGTTTGTCATGGTATATATCTGGTTGGTCAGTGTCTCTGCCTCGAACTTTACCGTTTCTGGGACTTGGTTCCATGTCAGATATTGGGCATTTGCGTTTTCACCCAACAGATTCACAATCCTGTTTTTAAATTCTCCGGATAACTGCTCCACCCGTCCGAACAGCATCAGAATAGGGAAGAAATGGTAATCTATGCAGTCGGCATAATTTGACAGCAGTTTCTCCAGCCTTACGCGGAGTGTCTTTATTTTCTCGCAATAAGACTCCTGACGGTAGCAATATATCACAGGCAGTTTCTTGAAGCCGTGTGTGAACTCATGCTGTTCTTCATGACCGTTTGAGGTGTCCCATTGATAAACCTTCTCGGTTGTGACTGTCATAAAGCACTCATGGATATTACCTTCAATGTCTTTCTTTTTGTATTCGCGGCTGAAAGCCACAAGATCACCTTCTTCATTGAAAAACGGATACAATGTGTCGCCACGGAAAGGTGACCATATTGTGCTCTTCAGTCTGTATTCCGGCATGGAATGTCCGAATAATGCGGCAACCTTACGCTTTAGTTTAGACCAAAATCCGTTATCTTTCACCACATACCAATATTCCGCGCATTCCTGTTCTGACAGCCATGACCTCACGATGCGTTTGTTCTGGTATTTTATCTTGTTGGTTTTCAATACCTGCTTCAGTGCCGAGAACAGGGCTTGTTCGTCCCCGTCCGGCTCGCAGTCCATCTTAGGCTCTATTCCGACAGTAAAGGCTGTATGGATGTTGCATATATCCTGCTCCAGCGGCAGAGCAATCCGGTTTGCCTCCACCGTTTTCTTCTTGGCTTCTATATGTACGGTCTTGCCCGATTTGTCATCGAATTCGTCACGTGCCGGTTCTGTCACGATCTTAATGTCGGGATATTTTACCTTATCGGTTATAATCTCGTGTCTGTTTGGATTCCAGTCATTGTACAGCCCTACTGCATCGGGAAGTTCGGTTTTCCTGCCTCTCTTGAGGTAGTATATCTTCTGGTTGATGTCTTGCAAGGCGAGCACTTCGTTAATGTCTTTCATATTTATTTGCTTTTTGATTTATTATTTGTATCTTTGCATCATACTGAAAGTCCGAGATAGGGAATGGATGAACCACTCGTGTCGTAAGGTCGGTATTTTCGACACTCACTCAGGAGGTAGCTTATTCCAGTGAGCGCTACATTGACGGTGTCTTTTGATGCCGTCTTTTTTATTTATTATGTTTATGCCTATGTAATGTGCGTACTCCTCCTGCTGTTTTTGCCATATCATAAAAAATTTAATGTGAGAATAATCCTGAATAGTCCGTGTGCTTCTTGTATTTGCCCATAATCTCCCCCATCACCCAATAGCGAAAAGCATCGAGCAGATGGTCTGCCTGTCCTTTTGCCGGTTGGTTTATGAATTTCTTTGCCTTGTCGTCAAACTCCCATGTGTAGTTTTTCAACTCCCTTATAAGATTGACGCTACGTTCGGTGACAAGCATCTTGTATCCTTGTATGACCGATATTGATGCCTCCACGCTGCCTTGTCCTTTTATTACAGGATATATTTCAAGCCCTGCGTTGCTTATTTCGCTTATCAGGCGAGGATCCGCGCTTTCAGACATTATGCGCAACCGAGGACAGCGTTTGTAAAACTGTATTATGTCCGCCGCCTCCATGCGTGTGTTGTAGCACATCTCGTCGATATATAGTGTATTGGTCAGTTCGTTGAATGCGCAATCAACGATACCAGTGGGGTCTATTGAGAAACCGAAGTCCATGCCGTATCCTCTGTGCCGCAGTTGTTTCGGTATCTCTTTGCAATATCCCCAGTTCTCATATATCAGACCTTCCAACGAGGCTCGTTTGCCGAGTCCGTATATCTGCCATTTCCGTTTGTCTGCCGTGCCGTGCTCGATGTTGTATTCTGTCGGTTCGTACGACAGTATCTGCTCTTTGGCGTTATCCGGTATAAGAGGGTTGTCAAGCATGGTGGAGTGCATGTACCGGGTACGCTCGCGCTTGCATATCTTGTCGTATATCCAGTGTTCGTCATAGCTTGGATTGTAATCAAGAATGGCAAAGCCGGAGCAGCGTTGCATCAGTTGCGCGTAATCGTCAAAACTGGCTTCCACCGCCTCGTTTATCCAAAAGGCATCCGACTTCATTCCGTGAATGCGTTGCTCGTCATCCAACCCAAGAAACCAGAATTCGGTGGTGTACAGCTTGTATACGCCCGCACCTACGGACTTGTTGTGCTGCTTCGGGTTATACAGCCCGTAATCTTTAAGCACGTCAAGGAAATCCTTCAGCACGGTGGCGGTTATCCACGTCGCTTTCAGACGGGAGACGATGACACGCCTTTCCCTGTCCGTATGCTCTTGGGCGTAACGTATCCAGAACTGTATGATGGAGTATGTCTTGCTCGACCTACTTCCACCCTCTAATACGAACACGTTGTACCGCCCTGAACGGTATGCCGTGTCAAGTTTCTGATATACCGGGGTCAGTGCCACCTTCTTCGTTTCCATTCTGAATATCCTTTATTTCCTTGATGTCCTGCTCGGTAAGTGGAGTGGGCGAGAAGATAAGCTGCTGCCCGATGTCCTTGCCGTTTGTCGTAACGTCTACCTTGGTGGTCATTTCCTTGCCGAACATCAGTTGAATAAGCTCGCGCAGGGTGTTCATGACGCCCTTTGCCGTGTCTTTGTAGAGCGAGCGGCATACGTTCGCCATCCAAATGGGGGTGTCGCCCCGCTCGGCTATCTCTTTCACCTCGTCCTTGGGCAGTTGCCACAGGTAGTTGACCACCTCCTTGAACTCATCCAGCGTGATGCCGTATGACTTCTTGGCGATGGTGTACAGCTTGGGCTTCCTGCCACGGTTGAGCGGCTGGTTGTCGCTGGTGAAGCGGTTGCCCTTTCCTCTGATATGTTCAAATTCTCCTGCCAAAACGCTTGTTTAACGCTTGTTTTCACACCAATTCTTCCATTCTCACTATCAACTCGACAACGCCATTGTTGAAGAATGTCCGGTTGGTGACGACATACACGGGATTTCCGCATTCGTTCTCTTCGTTGTCGTCATCAATGAACGCCGAGCTTTCTTCTGCCAGCTTCTTTTCTTTGGGAGAAAGTCCGTCCATACCTTCTAATAAAGAGAACTCCAAATATTCTCCCTTTTCGGGGATTGCTGGCAAGTCAAGCCAAATTTTCGCCGTATGCGTGTAATTTCTTACTAATACTTTCATTTTCTTTCTTGTTTTTAAATTGTTATGTTTATCTTTGTATCAACGTATTGCAAGTACATTATCGGGAGGGAGTGCCGCATACACGGTCGGATTGTGAGGAAAGCATACGGAAAGAGGTTGCGGATGCGGACGCACCTCTTTTTTATGTGTTGTGCTTATGTCTGTGCACTTTACCGTCCTTTGATATTACGATTATCTCCTTAAACCTATACTTGTTCAGATACTCGTATTGAGAAATCCCTTTTTCTATTGAAGAGCGGGTATGTACACCGTGCTTGTCATACAAGACTGCCACGTCTGATGATTTCTTCTTGGCGTGTTCCAGCCCTTTCACAACATTCCGATAGTTTCCTCCTTGCGGAGTGCGCTGCTCAAATGAGGCCTTGAACAAATATCCGTCCGGTGTCCTTTCCATTCCGCTTTCGTTAATGAGCGTCACTTTATAACCTTTGTCGGCTAATATCCTTGCGGCTTCTATTTCTTCGGGCTTATGTGGGAAACGGTTCTTTTCAATGGCGAGCCAACCTCCGCCCCTTCCCATTTCCACGGAGGAGTGACGACCGCTGGCACGCATGGCCTCTACTTCCGCTTGCCGCTTCCGGTAGGTTGAACTTCCTTGCTTGTATGTTCGGACACCGCCCGCAGTCTTGGCCATCACCTGCGTCTCCTTCTCCAATCAATGCCCCGCTTCTCCAACGCACGCCGCGCAGCCCTTACAGCTTCATTGTCGCTGTTGCCTTGCGCCGTTTGCATGAGCTGCTCGATGCGGGTAGGCTGTCTTATCTGACCGGACGACACAAGGCGGTTGTAGTCTTCCCTCAGCCTCGCCCTTGCGTTGAAATACTCCATGTCCTTTTGATTCTGTCGTTCAAGTATGGCACGACCTGCACCGTTGCGATAGTTGCCCTTTGCTAAAGCGACATCGCCAAATCCGGAGCGTCCATACCCCATAGCTCCCAAGTATTGCTCTTCTGTCATCGTTCTTACAGAGGAGCCATTTCGTCTTAATCCTCCACTTGTCTTAGCCATTTCTTAATCTTCGCAAAATGTAACTATTAGTTTGATAGCGTCCGTTAGGTGCCGTTGGATTCATTCTTTGCCCTTGTCTCACAGCTGAAGAGACTCTTCCAACCGCACCAAAGAATCTTTGTGGACTTACTCCCGTGTTATGGGTATAAGACTGTATTCGTTCGATCTGTGCTTGAATCTCGGAAGCATTTTTCATTCTTGCATTTCCATTGCGTGCGCCTCCGAAAGAAGCGGTGCCGGCACCGGCTCTATTGCCTGTGCGCAAAAGGTTTCCTCCTCTCACTCCTCCTGATGTCTTAGCCATTATTGCCTCCTTTCTTTTTAACCCTGTTAGCCATGAACTGCTCCACATACAATACATTGTTTTGCAAGCAGATTTCACGTATCCTTTCACCGCCGCCGTAGACTATCATGTTCGGCTTGTCAAGCCCGGATATTTCACGTGCGGTCTGTATTTCCATTTTCAGGTATTCTTCTCTGTCGGCATAACCTCTTGTGGCGAATGCGTTGTAACCATCGGGGATGCCCATACGGTTCCATTTGTAGAACTTCTGCGACACGTTCAGGTCAGCATACACCTTTGCGCCGCACTCCTGCCAAAAGCGTGCTATCCAGCGTTTCATGTAAATAAGCTGTAATCCGTAGGCAATGGGTGTGGTGTCGAACAAAGACAGATTAGGCTCTACGAGATTCGTGCAACCGCTTTTCAAAACCGATGTCGGGTCTTTCCATATAGCCGTAAAACGGTAGTCCTCCACGTAGAAATGATAGGTTTGTATGCCTTTCTTCAAGCGTGTGTCCGTACCCCAGCCGGAGAACGGAAGCAACAGACCTCTGTTGGGCTGTCGGTCTATTCTCAGTGTGGGGATATCAAAGGCGTTGTCGCTGTCGTAGATGCGGTCGGCAAGCATGAGTGAAGCGATGTCGAACTTTTCCTCCCCTTCCTTCTTCTCATCTTCCTTGGTAGTTTGTTTCGGCTTGCTTTCTGCCTCCTTAGGCTCCTGCCACACGTCAAAGCCCCAATCGTCAAGCTCCGCCGCGTCCCACTCGTTCGCCAATGCGTCCCAGTCATTGTCCCCAAACGGGTTGTTGTCCTGTATCAGCATTTGGCGCAACTTCTCTGGCGGGGTGTCCGACGGAAGCACGCAGCACGGCACTTGCTTCCATCCCAATTTTCGGTAAGCCTGCAAGCGCATGTTGCCGCCTATAACCACGTAGTCTTCGCCATGTGGAACAACGATAAGCTCGCGGGCTTCTGTCATCTCCGGAAGCTCACGTATGCTCTTCACCAACTTTCTGAACTTCTCCCTCCTCATGGTGCGAGGATTGCGTGGGAGTCCTTCTATCTGTCCCTCGTTGGCGAACACTTTCCGTATGTCTATTTTCTTTCTTTCCATACACATACAAAGCTAATATAAGTCTGTTAATTCATGGTATATAAGTAAAGGCATAAACGCACAAAAGCCCGATTGTTCCGAATTTTGTCAAATTGCCTTGCAATTTAGAATCTGACAAAATGTGAATGCAATACCTCCCGCGAGTTCATCTATGAATGCATCAAGCAGCACACATGGCTTTGTAATAACACAATCGCATTCATACTCGGCCATACAACAATGTGGTAGGATGTAAGATGAATAAGATTTCATAAAAAACATCAAAGTTCCCGATAACCCGATAAAGTTTAATATCTTTGCATTGTTTTAAATTATATGATATGGCAAAAAAAGACTCGTTAAAACTCTTTGAAGATAAAAAAGTCAGGGCGGTTTGGGATGAAGAACAAGAAGAATGGTATTTTTCTGTCATCGACGTTGTGGAAATTTTGACAGACAGCTCCAATCCAACTGATTATTTCAAGAAGATGAGGAAAAGAGACGCCGATCTTGCTTCTTACGTGGGGACAAATTGTCCCCAGATACCAATGACAACCACAACAGGGAAGCGGCGTAAAACACTGGCAGGAACAACGGAGAGCATATTTCGTATAATCCAGTCCATACCGTCGCCAAAAGCAGAGGTTTTCAAACAATGGATGGCAAAAGTGGCTTCCGAGCGAATAGACCAAATGCAAGACCCGGAACTGTCCATCAACCAAGCGATGCGCGACTATAAACGCCTGGGCTATTCCGACAATTGGATAAACCAACGCCTGAAAAGCATAGAAGTGAGAAAAGGACTTACTGACGAATGGCAGCGAGGAGGCATAAACGGCACGCAATACGCCACTTTGACAGACATAATAACAAAAGAATGGAGTGGGCATACGACAAAAAGCTACAAACAACTTAAAGGCTTGAAGAAAGAGAGCCTTAGGGACAACATGACCAACGTAGAACTTGCCCTTAACACTTTGGCGGAAGCATCGGCAACAGAAATATCAAAGCAAAAGAACCCAAAAGGATATACGCAAAACGTCAATGTCGCAAAAAGTGGCGGTAGCGTGGCAAAAGCGGCAAGGGTGCAACTTGAGAAGCAATTAGGACGTTCCGTAATAACTTCGGCCAAAGCAAGTGATTACATCTTGCCTCAAGAAGATGATACCCCAAAACTCGAATAGGCTATATCATAGCAATTTTAAAACAAATATTTCAAGGCGGCAATATTGTATCATATACAAGTAGCCGCCTTTCTCACTTACTTTCATAAGTTCCCAACATCGTGTAAACAATTACGCACTAAGGCAGAAATAAATGCCGTTAACCAATACGATTGATTACATCTGCAAGTGTTTCGTCTTCAATATTCCGGTAGCGGCTGAAAGCCTTACTGCCCTCCACGTGTCCCGACATTTTGCCTATGATATTCGGATCGCTTACATATTTGTATGCATTACCGACGAATGTACGACGTGCCAGATGGCTGCTCGCTATCCTATTGATTGGACGTAGCTCAATCTCTCCCGTTTTAGAGTCGCGAACCTCAACGCTGCGCGTTATATCAGCCACCGTGAATATATCTTTTATCGCATCGTTGTATTTCTGTGTTGATATAAAAGGGAACAAACGCCCTTGACTGTCTTGTCCTCTGTATTTTTCTATCAGTGCGGCAGCATTTGGATGCAATGGAACACGGGCTTGTACAGACTGTACGCCGTCGTCCTTTGTCTTGTGAGGGGTATAAGTGAGTATTCCGTCTGAGATGTTACGTTCGGTCAGTTTTATCAGGTCGCTCACACGGCAGCCTATGTAACATTGGAAAATGAATATGTCGCGCTGAGTCGCCAGATGTCTCGTCGGCATGGGCGCGTCAGCTATATGGTTTCGTTCCGCTATTGTTATGTAATATGGAGTTCCGTATTTTTGTGTGCCTATCTGATATCCATCAAACGGGCGATGGCTTATCATATCTTCATCATAAAGCCAGTTCAAGAAGGTCTTTAATTTTTTCAGAAGGTTTATAACATAGTTCTCACCACGAACCTGAAGGTCTTTATGACCACGTGTGATTCCTGCCGGATATTCAGTAAGAAGCCGCCTGAACAATACCTCGTATTGCCTGGATAGCATTGCCTCATTACGCAGATAGTCACGCAGATCGTCAATACCGTCTTTCGTCAGTGTTTCCGGATTAAAAATGAAATTCCTCCGTTCTTTGTCAGTGTTACGGACGAAGCCCTCGTACCGTGCAATCGTCCGCAGAAGTACGTTGAATCTCTTTATGTAGTCCTTTCCAAAACCCTTGTCGGCAATATAGTCCTGAGCCATTTCGTAGATTGTCTTTCTTGTTGATGTTATGTCGAAACGCTCTGGGTGCAAGTGTCTCGCAACGGTATTTCTAAGCCAGTCTGTATTAATCTCATCCTTACTTGCCTGAGTCTCAGCCCTCGCAACGTACTGTAATATTCCGTGCAATTTCTCTTTTGCGTCGATATGATATCGTCGCACATCTGATGGTATTACTTTCTTGCGTGACATGTCTATTCCCTTATCCTCTGAGAAAAAGACAGGGCTTATATATACTTCCGACTTTGCACGCAATGTCGTGACCTTACCGCTAATCCTGTATTTTGAGGAAAGGAGTATCTCACTAAGTCCGTTGTAATCTTTTTTCGTTGATAACGACAGTTTTATTTTCAT